GGTGCAGTACCACCAGCAGGTGCAGTACCACCAGCAGGTGCAGTACCACCAGCAGGTGCAGTACAACCAGACTACGGTATGGTTAATAATGCAGGTGCAGTACAACCAGACTACGGTATGGTTAATAATGCAGGTGCAGTACCACCAGTTGCGGCAGTACCACCAGCAGAACCGCAAATGACAGCGACAGCTATCCAACAAGGTTTCACTTATCAAGCCTTGAAAGGTGCTAATTGGACTGATGATCAAATGCGTCAAGCAGGTCATATTGTTTAAATAGTTACATCTGATACGCATTTTAACGAGTGCGTATCGTAAGTAATTATCCATATTAAAGAGGTATTGAATTTGTTAGATTTACTAAAATTGTGGGTTTATGATGAAGAAATATACCCTAATTTCTTTTCGGTAGTTTTTGATAACTTTTCGACTGGTGATGTTTACACTTTTGAGATAAGTGATCGTCGAGATGATTCCACATACTTATTCAATTTTCTTACATGGTTAGCTAACGATAATCATGTACTGGTCGGTTATAATAATTTGAATTTTGATTACCCAATAATGCATGAATTCATGAAAGACCCGACTATCGGGTATCAAGGTTTGTATCAGAAGTCACAGAGTATTATTGATGGTTTTGGTGGTTTTAATCAGATGATTTGGCCTAATGATAGATTCATTAAACAAATAGATTTATTTAAAATCCATCACTTCGATAATAAGGCTCGTGCGACAAGTCTTAAGATTTTAGAATTCAATATGAGTTCTGAGAATATTATTGATTTACCTTATAAACCTGGCACAGTGTTAGATGATTACGCGAAAGACGTGACTTTAAGATATAACAAACATGATGTTGGTGAAACTAAATCATTTCTTAAACATTCGATGAAACAGATTAAATTTCGAGTTGAATTGACTGAGAAATACGGTCGGGATTTTATGAACCATAATGACACTAAAATCGGTAAAGATTTTTTCATTATGGAACTTGAAGCGTCAGGAATTAAGTGCTTCGGTAAAGACCCAGTTACTAATCGTAAAATCCCACTTCAAACCCCTCGTGCTATGATTTCATTAGGTGGGGTCGTGTTACCGTATGTAAGTTTTGAACACCCTGCTTTCAACATGGTTTTGGATTGGTTGAATAAGAAAGTTATCAACAAAACTAAAGGTGTATTTGAATATGTTGATGTAACACCTGCTATGGCTAAAATGATGGATCAATCTGTTATTCAGTTGAAAGGTGTTACTTCAGCGGATCGAGAATCTTTAGGGTTGAAACGTAAATCTGGCTACGTGTATTTAAGTCAATGCCCTCAAATACTAGATGTGATGAGTCAATATCCTAATATTAAAATGGTAAGTGGTTTAAAAGATAAGTCCGGTTTAAACTGTGTTATCGACGGTTTCCAATATGATTTTGGTACAGGTGGTATTCACGGGTCTGTTGAATCCCAAATTGTTCACGCTGATGAAGATTATATTTTAGAAGATTGGGATGTCGCTAGTTATTACCCGAATTTAGGTATTTCAAACCGTCTTTACCCTGCTCATTTAGGGGAAGAGTTCTGTGATATTTATGAAGGTGTTTATCTTCAGCGTAAGCAGTTCCCGAAGAAGACTCACCCTACTGAAAACGGTATGTTAAAACTTGCTTTGAATGGTGTTTACGGTGACTCTAACAATCAATATTCACCGTTCTATGACCCTTTATATACAATGTCCATCACTATTAATGGTCAATTATCACTGTGTATGTTGGCTGATCAGTTGATCAAAACACCAAGTCTTGAAATGGTGCAAATTAATACTGATGGTTTGACTATTAAATATCCTCGTATTTATAAGGATCATGTTCATGCGGTCTGTAAATGGTGGGAAACTTTAACCAAACTAGAATTGGAACGTGCTGAATATTCAAGAATGTTTGTTAGAGATGTGAACAACTATATCGCAGAGTATGATGGTAGTGGTGATCTTAAACGAATCGGTGCTTACGAGCATAAGAAAGTTGAAGATGATGGGCGTTTAGGTTGGCACCAGAACCGTAGTATGATCGTGGTTGCTAAGGCCGCTGAAGCCGCTTTGGTTAGGGGTGAAGATATTGAAACGTTTATTAAAAATCATGAAGATATTAACGACTTCATGTTACGTACTAAAATACCGCGGTCGAATGTATTGAATATCGAATATGCTGTAGAAACTGAAGAGTTACAGGGTACTACTAGATATTATGTATCTAAAACAGGTGGGTATTTGAAGAAAGTAATCCCCGTGGCTGATAAATACGTTGAGGGTGGTTGGAAGCGTCGATCTGGATTGACTGATGAATTCTTTAATCAAGTGTCGAATGAAATTCGTAATATTTCCAACCCTGAAGGTGTTGATTTAGACACGGCAGGTATGCCTTGGGATGCTAGAATTCACACGGGGAATAAGAGTCGATATTATCCGACAACTACTTCAATTCAAGGTGGTTGGCTATGTACTGAATGTAACGATATGTCTACCTTCAATCGAGATAATTTAAATTATGATTTCTATATTGCTGAGACTAAAAAATTAGTGGAGCCTTTATTAAATGGCAGAAAATAAAAGTGGGGCTACGGCACATCACCGTAGTTCGGAAGCTACCGTATCATTGATGGAAGGGTTATCTAAAACCGCACTAGCCAAATTATTCAGAATTGATAAAAAGACGGTGGGGGTGCGTTTAGCTGGTGTTAAACCTGTTGGTGAACGTAATAGTTACCCAGTTTATGATATTGCAGATGCCGCCAGTGTGTTAGCCGCCCCCACTGATGAACAGGTTGTGCGTTTAATTGAACAAATGCCACCTCATAAATTACCAGTTAAAATTCGTAAAGAGTTTTGGGATAGTGCTTTATCTCGTCAAAAATATGAAGAGAAGGCTGGTGATTTATGGCGTACTGAAGAAATTTATGACGCTTTAACAGAAGTTTTTAAGATCATCCGGTCGTCGGTTAATTTATTTTCCGATAAGGTTGACCGTGAAGTAGGTTTAGATGAAGCCCAACGTGCTTTGATTATAGATATGTCTGATGAATTATTGATTGAGACAGCTAGAAAACTTGTTAGTAGTGAAGAATTTGCTAAATTTGAAAACTCGTTAATACAAGGTGAGGATGGTAGTGACGGTATTGACTCCATAGCCACTAAATCTTTACAACAAGGTGTGTTATCGGATGAATAATTATGGTAATTTCAATGACCTTTTGAAAGATGTTGTACAGATATTAGAGCCGTCTGAGCGTTTAGAAGTTTCTGAAGCCGCCAGTAAATATCGATTGGTAAATAACCCTGGTGCTTATGTTGGTCCTTGGAAGAATGAGACCACCCCTTATATGGTTGAACCAATGGATGTGTTGGCAAGTAGAGATTACATTGCTGAGATATTTGTTGGTCCTGCTCAGTCAGGTAAGACCGATGCACTTCTAGTTAACTGGGTGGCTCATACGGTGACGTGTGACCCTGCTGACATGATTCTTTATCAGACTTCCCAAGGTGTTGCCCGCGACTTCTCAAAGCGTCGTATTGACCGTTTACATCGTCATTCACCTGAAGTCGGTAAACGTTTAATGCAACGTTCAGATTCCGATAACACTCATGATAAACATTACACTTCCGGAATGATGTTGACGTTAAGTTGGCCTACCATCAATGAGATGTCAGGTAGACCTATCGGTAAAGTTGCTTTGACGGATTATGACCGTATGGCTTTGAACATTGATAACGAAGGTTCACCGTTTGATTTGGCTCGTAAACGTACAACTACTTTTGGTAGTTATGCTATGACCCTTGCTGAATCGTCACCTGGTCATGAAGTTACCGACATCAACTACATCCCTAATAGTAAGCACGAAGCACCTCCGTCTAAAGGTATTCTTTCTCTTTACAACCGTGGAGATCGTCGTAGATGGTATTGGCCTTGCGATCATTGCGGTACTTTTTACGAGCCTAAATTTGAATTATTAAAATGGGTTGATAGTAACGATATTATTGAAAGTGCTGAATCAGCTAAGATGATGTGCCCACACTGTGCAAGTTTGACCCAACACGATTCAAAATATGAATTGAACAAAAGTGGTTTATGGGTGCCGGATGGTATGTCTGTAAATGATCACGGTGAGTTGGATGGGGAACGTGAGAGATCGGATATTGCTTCATTCTGGCTAATGGGGGTTGCGGCATCATTCGCTTCATGGAAGACTCTTGTTACTAACTATATCAAGGCTGAAAAAGAATTTGAGCAAACTGGTGATCAAGGTGCTTTAAAAACTACAGTTAACACTGATCAGGGTGAGCCTTACTTCCCTAGAGGTTTAGGTTCTGATAGAACGGCTGAAGATTTAAAAGATCGAGTCGAACAGTTTGATGCTGATGATTACCCTGTTGTACCGGAGGGTGTTAGATTTCTAGTGGCTACAGTCGATGTTCAGAAGAACCATTGGGTTGTTCAGGTTCATGGTGTATTGGCACCCCCGTCTAAAGGTTTAGTTTTTGATTCGATTGTAATTGATCGTTTTAATATCAAGAAGTCGAACCGAGTTGACGATGACGGTGATAGATTGTGGGTACAGCCAGGATCGTATCTTGAAGATTGGGATATTTTGACAGAAGAAGTTATTGATGCTTCTTATGAGTTGGCTGATGATAGTGGTCGTAGAATGTACATTAAAGCCACGATGTGTGACTCCGGTGGTGTTAAAGGTGTTACCAGTATGGTTTATAATTATTGGTTGAAATTAAAATCTGAAGGTAAAGCTGGTAAGTTCCTATTAGCGAAAGGTAAACCTAGACCTAATTCACCACGTACTGAAGTGACATACCCTGATAATGCTATTAAAGGTGTTAAACCTCAATTTAGTGGTCAAATCCCAGTTATGATGATCAATACTAATAAGATTAAAGACCATGTGGATAATGCGTTAGATAGATTAGAACCAGGTGGTATGATCCGATTTACTTCAGCTTTACCAGATAGTTTCTATCCTGAATTAATAGCCGAACAACGTGACATTGATGGTAAATGGACCAACCCTAAAAAGTTACGAAATGAGTCTTTAGATTTAATAGTTTACTTTTTCGCTGTTTGCTTTCATTTACGTATTGAGTATTTTAATTGGGATTCACCCCCTTTATGGGCTAGTGAGTGGAATAAAAACTCTTTAGTATTTAGTGAGAATGAAGATAATGACCTTGCACCTAAAAAACAAAAAGTATATAGTACGGCTAAAGAACTAGGTGGAATTTTAGGCTAATGACTTTATTGGAACAATTACAGGAAGCTAAAACTGAATATCATTTATTGATGACAGGTCAAAAAGCTAAAGTGTATGTTGATCAAAACGGTGAAAGAGTTGAGTATAATTCAACCACTGCTTTTCGTCTCCAACAATATATTAGTTCTTTAGAAGCTAGTATTAATTCCACCAGTTCACATCCTGGTGCTTTAAAAGGTTTCTTTTAATGTCTACTAAACCTCATTTCAAAATTACAACATCTGGTGAAGTGAAAGAGATGGTCGGTGGTGCCTATGAAGGTGCTAGTCGTACATCTCAAGAAATCGCACTTTGGCAACCACCTAGTATGTCAGCAGACCGTGAATTATCCGGTGATAAAATTATTATTGACTCTCGTGCAAGAGATTTAATGCGTAATGATGGTTATGTTGCTGGTGCGATTGATACTCATAAAGATAGTATCGTCGGTTCTCAATTCACTCTGAACGTTAAACCTAAGTTAGATTATCTAAAGCGTTTTAATAAAGCGTTTGATGAATCATGGTTAATCGAATTTCAAGAGATGGTTGAGACTGAATTCACTTTATGGGGTGAAAGTCCTGATAACTGGATTGATGCTCAAAGAGTAAATAGTTTCACTGACTTAATCAGATTAGGTGTGGGTACATCGACCTTCAGTGGTGAAATTTTAGCAACTGCTGAGTGGATTAAAACTGGCGGCAGACCAATGAACACCGCTATTCAAATGATTGATGTTGATCGTTTGAGTAACCCTAATGGTGTATCTGATAGCCCTCGTTTAATAGCGGGTGTTGAGAAAGATCGATACGGTGCCGCCACTCATCACCATATTCGTACATCACACGCTTCTGATGGGATGATCGGTGCCGACGCTTATAAATGGAAGAGAATTGCTACTCGTAAGCCTTGGGGTCGTCGTCAAGTCATTCATTTATATGAGCAGAATAGAGCGTCTCAGACGAGAGCAGTAGCACCTATCGTTGCGGCTCTTAAAGAAATGAAGATGACTAAAAAGTATAAAGATGTCGTCTTGCAAAATGCTGTTATGAACGCTACTTTTGCCGCCACCATTGAGTCTGAATTACCCCCTGCCGCAACGTATGAACAGTTAGGTGCTGGTAGTGAAAGCACTGCCGCTAGTGACTATATGGCTCAAGTGGCGGCTTACATGGGTAGTTCTAATAACATTAATATCGATGGTGCTAGAATCCCTCATTTATGGCCTGGTCAAAAATTACATCTTCAGAACGCGAGTGAACCAGGTGGTGTTGGCGATAACTTTGAACAATCGTTATTACGTCATGTAGCGGCACCTTTAGGGTTAAGTTATGAACAGTTCGCTAAAGATTTCACTCAAACTAACTACTCTTCTGCTCGTGCGGCTATTGGTGAAACTGGTAAGCACATGAAGGCTCGTAAGAAAATGTTTGCTGATCCTTTCGCTACGATCATTTACCAACTTTGGTTTGAAGAGAAGTTGCATAGCGGTGGTTTATTACTACCTTCTGGTTTCAAGACTAAAGATTTTTATCAAGGTCTTATCAAAGATGCCTTGACAGGTTGTACTTGGATCGGTGCGTCTGATGCTCAAATTGATCCATTGAAAGAAACTAAAGCCGCTCTAATGCGAATTCAAGGTGGTCTATCTACTTATGAAATCGAATCAGCTAAGTTGGGTAATGACTTTAGAGACATTTTCGCCCAGCTTGAACGCGAACAAAAAATTATCGAAGATAAAGGTATCATTATCGTAAGTGGTATCAATGATCCTAAAGAGGAATTACCAGATGCAACCTAAAGTAAATAATCAGATTGCTTTATTAGCACCAGAATATGCTTCGTCAGTGGATGATATTCTACAGAATATTGATATGAGTCAAGCTTTGACTACGTACACTGTTGAATCGTTTGAGACAGGTGTTAACATTGCTATCATCCCGATTCACGGGTATTTAGCACACCGTAGTAATTTTCATATCAACGGTTACTATACTGGTTATGATTTCATTAATGCGGCTATCGATGCGGCTGAAGCTGATGATACTATCGACGGTGTAGTTTTTGATATTCAGTCCGGTGGTGGTATGGTCAACGGTGCGTTTGAGTCATCAGATCGTATTAAAGCGATGACTAAACCGAATATCGCCATTGTAGATGCTTCAGCTTATTCAGCCGCATACCTATTAGCTTCAGCCGCTAATATGATTACTGTTCCTAAAGCTGGCGGTGTCGGTAGTATCGGTGTGGTTACAATGCATGTTAATATGTCGAAAGCGTATGAAGATGCAGGTTATGAAGTTAAAATGTTATACTCCGGTGAATTCAAAGTTGATGGTAACCCGTTTGAAGCTTTGAGTGAAGCCGCACAAAAACGAATTGAAGGCAGATTAGATAAATCATATAATCTATTTGTTGATGCTGTAGCTGATGGTAGAAATATCGAAGCTTCGGTTGTAAGAGATACTAAGGCTGGACTGTACGATGCTGACAGTGCTGTTGAAGTTGGGTTAGTTGACATGGTTATGGCTCCCGTGGAAGCATACGCTATGTTTGCGGATAAATTGTTAAATGATAATAACGGAGGTATCGGTATGAGTGCCAATACACAAAAGCAAGAAGATAAGGCTTCCACACCTGAAGGTGCTACGGTCGAAGTGGTTGTTGATGCAACAGCTATGAAACAAGAAGGTGCTGTTAATGAGCGTAACCGAATTAAAGCAATCATGGGTTCTGATGAAGCTAATGATCGTTCTACTTTGGCGGCTCATTTAGCGTATGATACTGATATGAGTGTTGAAGCCGCTATCGGTATTCTAGGTAATTCAGCTACCGAAACTGTTAAGGCTGAAGATGACTCTCAGGGTTTTGGTGCCGCTATGGATGCGACAGGTAACCCTAACATTGAAGCTGAAGATTCAGCAGGTGACACTGGAATGTCTGACTCTGATTCGATCTTAGCTGATCTCAACACTGCCACTGGCGTTAAATAAGGAGTATTGGCATGACTAAACTAGCCTCTAACGAAACCTTCACTCAGGCTGTATCTGAGCATATTTCTGGTGAAGCTGATCTTGTAACCAATTCATTGACTATCACGACGGGTGCTTTAGCGGCATTGACGGTGTTAGGTCAAGTAACAACTACAGGTGAATATATTCAATCTGTTCAGACTGCTACTGATGGTTCTCAAGTTCCTGTTGCAATCTTAACTGAAGCTGTTGATGCTTCTGGTGGTGCTGTATCTGCACCTGCTTACGTAGGTGGTGTATTTGACCCAGCTAAGTTAGTGTGGGATGCGTCTTTCACTGATGTTCATAAAGCGGTAGCTTTCACCGGATCAAACATCGTACTAACAACACCTGCTTATAGCGGTTAATTAAAGGAATATTTACAATGAATATTTACGATACTACTACCCTTATGGCGGTACAACGTAACATTAAACCTGTATCAAACTACTGGTTAGCTTTACTTTTCCCAATGGTTCAGACTTTTGATACTGAACACATTGATTTTGATAAAGTTGAAGGTGGTCGTCGTCTAGCACCTTTCGTTGCTCCTACCTCTCAAGGTAAGATCATGACGGAACAGGGTTATACAACTAATCGCTTTACACCAGCTTATGTTAAACCTAAACATGTTGTTAATCCTAATAAACAGTTTAAGCGTTTAGCTGGTGAAGACATTGGTGGTACTTTATCCACTGCGCAACGTCTTAACGCGGCTGTTGGTGAGAATATGCGTATGGAAAAAGAGATGATTAATCGTCGTCTTGAAGTTATGGCTTCTGAAGCTGTACTTAAAGGTACTGCCACTGTTTCTGGTGATAACTACCCTACGACAGTGGTTGATTTTGGACGTGATGCTGGTCAAACAGTAACGTTAGCTGTAGGCTCTAAATGGGGTGAAGCTGGTGTTTCTATCGTTGACGATGTTGAAGATTGGGTTAATCAAACTCAAGAGTTATCTGGTTTCGCTCCTGATCGTTTGACAGTGACACCTTCGGTATGGAAGATCATGTCTAAGGATGCTGAAGTTAAAGCTTTACTAGATACTAAAATGGCTGGTCAAACAGCGAGTTTAGATTTAGCAGTAGGTAACGGGATGCCTGTTCAGTATAAAGGTCGTCTAGGCGCTATCTTGGAAGTGTGGGTTTATAATGAACTTTACGAAAATTACCAAGGTGTTACTGTTCCTGTAATGGAAGCTGGTACTATCGCTCTTACATCTAGCGGTGTACAAGGTGTACGTTGTTTCGGTGCAATTCAAGATGCGGCTAGTATGCAAGCTGTTGAGATGTTCCCGAAGATGTGGTTACAGCAAGACCCTTCAGTGGTCTACACTATGACTCAATCGGCACCTCTGATGGTTCCAACAAACCCTAATGCTACATTCACTGCGACTGTACTTTAAGGTTTGATATATCGACCACCTTAGCGGGTGGTCTTTCATTTTAGTCACGAAGGAGAACGATAATGACTAAACGTATTGCAAAAAACTCTATCCGAGTTATCCGAAAAGGTGAACAGGTTACTGTTAAACCTGGTCATGAATTTGATTTTACTAAAGATGAGATTCTTGATTTAGATAAAAACAACGCTTTGGAAGTTGCAGAAACTAATGTTATTGAGGATACTGAATCGTCTGAAGAAGTAACTGAAGTAGCTAAAGATACTAATGAAGTAACTGAAGTAGCTAAAGATACTAATGAAGTAACTGAAGAAACAAAACCTAAAACACGTCGTAGACGCAGAACATCGGCTGAATAAGGTTAAATCATGGCGATTCAAGATATTAGAAACAAAAGTAAAAAGCGTATCCATTCTGCGTTCTCACTGAGTGCGGTTTATACTTTTGTTGATCTTGAATCACCTTTATCAATTAATGTACGTCAGAATTTTGATGAACCTGAAGACGTGGGTGCCATTGAAGATTCTTGGGGTAAACGTAACGAGTCTGTTATTTATTTTGTATTTGATCTCAGTGAGGTCACACCGAAGCGTAACGCTATTGTTACTTTCGACAGTGGTGAAGAGTATAAAATAACTAATGTACTAAAACCTATCAGGGGTTATATCAAGTGTGAGATGGTTCTACTATGATTTTAGACACCGTATCAATACCTGATTTTGATAAGTTAGCTGATAGCTACGGTGAGAGTATTAATCAAGCCGCGGTAATGGCTATTAATGACACCGTAGGTATGGGTCATTCCCGTCTTAAACAAGACATGATGAAGCGTACAACCTTGTCGTCAAGTTATATCGGTGATCAGAAAAGTGGTCGGTTGAGAGTGAGTAGAAAGGCTACTAGAGGTGATCTTACAGCTTCTATTAACGCTCGTATGAGAGGTACTTCATTGGCACGTTTCTTAACTAAGACACCCCAACGTGGTCAACGAGTTTCGTTATCTATAACGCCAGGTACACCTAGAACATTAACTGGTGCATTTTTAATGAATCTTGGATCGGGTAATATAGGTTTAGCACATCGTGTTAAAGGTAACCCTAATGTTCACCCTTTCTCAAAAGGTGCTATAAAATTAAAACATAAAGGTTTATTCTTACTTTACGGACCGAGTGTTTCTCAGATTATGAATCAAGTTATTGAGAATAATGACTATATTCAGGCTGACATATCGAGTCAGTTAAACATTAGATTCAATGCTCATTTTGGGAGATTGTTAAATGGCTGATAGTTATTTAATGACGGTTGAGAAATCATTACGTCAACACCTTGTAAATACCTTACCTTCCGAAACAACCGTGGGTGAGGATGTATTTATAGGCCGTGAAAGATTTGGACATGGTGATCCTGATACTATGATTAGTATCTTACAAGCACCTGATTTGGAGACAATGCCTGATCACGCTGGTACAGGTAATGTTCGTAAAGAGAATAAATTATATTTCATTCAAGGGTGGGTTTATAACCGTTCACCTATCTATGATGATCAAGACCCTTCGTTATCATCACACTTGTTATTAGCGGAAGTGAAGAAGTCATTATCTATGTTAATGGATATGAACTCGTCATTTTTTCTAATGAAAAACTACAATAGTGGTGGTAATGGTTTAGTCAGTGATATAATCGTCGCAAGTGGTTTGGTGAGACCGCCTGATGCACAGATTTCACCTGATGCTTCTTATTTCTGGTTACCCGTCAAGTTGGGTATTTTAGAAAACATAAAAGACCCTTACGCTTTACCGTGATGAAGGTTTTACTTTTTAACTTGTGATATTGGAGATTTTGAGATGGCTCAAACAACAACTCAAGAAAACAATTACAGTCTAGGGCGTGGTAAAATATATTTTGACCCTCGTGTTGGCGGTAATTTAACTGGTGAGCGTTACTTTGGTAGTACGTCGGCTTTTTCACTAAACGTTACTTCTGAAACATTAGACCATTACGGTATGGAAGAAGGTTTACGTACCAAAGATGAAACTGTTCTTATGGAAATCTTACGTAACGCTTCATTGACGACTGATAATATCAGTGTTCCTAACGTTGCTCTATTTATGTTAGGTGATGAAAATGCTTTAACGGTTACTGGTGGTGCTGTCGTTGATTACGCTATTGGTGCTGTTATACAAGATCGTTATTACCAGTTAGGTCAAGACCTTGCTAATAATGACACTGGTGCTCGTAACGTAAGTGCTGTAACTATTAAAGAAGGTGCGACTGTCTTTACCGTAGGTGATGATTATACCGTTGATTTAGCGATGGGTCGTATCTACATTGTGCCTGGTGGCGCTATTGTTGATGGTACTGTATTGACTGCTGATTACACTGAAGCTAGTTACACACGTGATCAGATTATTTCATCTAAAAATAACGAAGTTGAAGGTGCGTTACGATTTATTTCATATAACGCTACTGGTCCGCAACGTGATTATTATATGGCTTCTGTTAAAATTACACCAAACGGTGACCAGTCACTTAAAGGTGATGAATGGCAACAGTTAGCTTTCGGTATCGAAATTATAGAACTAGATATTAACACCCCTGCTATCATTGTTGATGGTAGACCTTATAACCCAGCTTAATAATATTGTTAAGGAGAACGCAATATGAAACTTTCAGATTTAAAATTACCAGTTTATAAATACCCAGTGGGTGACGATTCTATTGAATTCCGTGGGTTATCTTACAGCGATGTTGTTCAGATTTTCACTGAAGACCCCGAACAGCTTGAACGTTTGATTGATAAAGGTAAGACTTTATTTAACAAAGGTGAAAATGTTGATATGACTTCTATTGTCACCGAGTTAGTATCCGAGTCACCTGATTTGATTGCTTCAATTATTGCGTACTCTGCCAATGATCCTGATGCTAAAGGGGTTGTCAATGACATGACACTCTCTGCCCAAACTATCATTTTGAAAGAAATTGCTACTTTGACATTTAGTGAATCGGGCAGTGTGGGAAAGTATCTACAGTTAGTAGTAGGGATGTTGACGAGTGCGACGACAGAACTGACGAAAGCGACAGAGAATCTATAACTGAACATTGGACTATTTCATTAAAGACGAGTGTAAGCTTATGTTTGATGAATGGTCACCCTCTTGCTAGAGAATATCCATTGTGGCTTCTATGGCTTGAATCATCTATAATTAAGAAAATTCAAAACCAAGTGTTAATTACGCAAGGTTTTGTAACTCAAAAAGCCGTTGGTGCTTTACTTGATAAAGATGGTCACAAGGAATGGTTAGAACTGGTGGAGAAACTTAGTAATGGCGACTAAAAATAACGATATCGAATTACTCATTTCAGCTAGAGATGAATCTGGTAAGGTTCTTAAAGCCTTCGTTAAGTCTGCTGATAAGGTGATTGATTCACTTAAGTCTGCAACAGATGTGGCGTTAGAAAACGACGCTGTATTAAATGGTTTGAATACCCAGTATTCTAAGCTACAAAAAACCATGTCCGATCTAACCAGTGTTCAAAAGCTGGTTACAAATCTACAAAAGGCTCGTGACGCTTCTAAAGCTTCTGTCGAGTCTTTTACCAAATTATCTGAATCCCTTAAAGAACAAAAGATTGCTACTTCAGAAGCGGCTAAAAATGCGGCTGATCTAAAAGAAGAGTGGCTTGAATCTAAGAAGACTCTTGATACCCTCACAACGGCTCGTAAGAAAGATAACGAAGCTATTGTTGAAGCCCGTGATAACACCCGTCGATTAAACGAACTTCAAAAAGCGTCTGCTAAAGAGTTGGCACTTCAAGAGAAAGCCTTAACATCAATCACCCGTGAGTATAAAAAAGCTTCAGCGGTTAAAGTCAGAGATGTTAAAGCGACTCAAGAACTATCTGAAGCGGCACGTAAAGCTGGTGTTAATATTGACGATTTGGCTAACGAACATCGTAAGTTAAATAAAGTCATCAATGACACTGGTTCTGAGTTAAATTCAACACGTTCTAAGATTAAGCAGTACGACAAAGCGGTACGCGATTCCACTACTGCTGTTGAGAAGCAAGGTAAAGCTGTAAAAGAAACATCGAATAACATGAGTCTATTCGATGATAAGTCTCGTAAGGCTATGTCTGTTACTCAACGTCTACGTGGTGAAGTATTATCCATCACTGCCGCTTACGTTGGTTTATATGGTGTGATTAGTAACATCGGTGATTCATTCAAGGCTTATAGTGCTGGTCAAGCCGCACAAGCTAAGTTCACCGCTGTATTCAAGGATGACGCTCAAGCTGTAGCCGCTGAGATGGATTTTATAGGCCGGACGGCTGATAACTTAGGTTTGGATTTAAAAGTTCTTAGAAGCACCTACGCTGACTTCTTTGTTGCCGCGTCTAAGTCTGGTGAGACTGGTGCTGATATTCGAGAGATGTTCTTAGGTATCGCTGAATCTGCGTCGGTCATGAAACTATCCACTGATGACCTTCAGGGTGCCATGAGAGCCATGATTCAGATCATGTCGAAAGGTGTTGTACAGTCTGAAGAATTACAAGGTCAATTAGCTGAACGTTTCCCTGGTGCTGTAGCCACATTCGCTAATGCGATGGAGAGAGAAGCACACGAACTTAAGAAGATGATGGAATTAGGTCAACTGACTTCCAAAGAACTTCTATTGTTCACGATGGAAGCGGCTAAAGAGATGGAAGGTGGTTTAGATACCGCTACTACATCTTTAGTCGCTAACTTCAATCGTCTTGGTAATACAGTGACCCGTTTACGTGAGAGATTTGGTGAGGTTGCTGAATCCGATGTGAATGACGCTTTAAGAGAGTTGAATGATCTGTTATCCGGTGAAGGGGGTGCTAAGTTAGTCGATGCTATGGCTAAGGCGTTTTTGAATCTAGTGAAGTTCACAACATGGGTTGTCGATAACTTAGAGACTGTTTCATTTTGGATCAAAGCACTTATAGGTTATCAGTTAGCTAAAGTTTTATACGGGTGGGGTGTTGCCGCTAACACTGCTAGGGTGAGTATAGGTGCTTTAGCTGTCACAATGGGTAAACTCAGAGCCGCGTTAATAGTGTTAGGCCCACAAATAGCTTTATTTGTCGGTGCTACTTATCTTATCGATTGGGCTTTAAACACCGAGCAGACCTTGGATGATCTTCTCAACAAGGTTCGTAGATGGGGTGAAGAATACATAGCGGTGTGGAAACATCACGCTAAAATGATGAGTCTTGAACTTAAATATGCCTTCATTCCAGAATTCGCCTATTCTATCCCAGATGAGTTAAATGTACTTAGAGGTCAAGCTGAGAAAGAATTAAGCGACACTCTAAAAGCTATTCAGAAAAAATATAAGAAAGTTAAAATTGCTGAAGATGGTGGTGAAGCCCCATATTCCCGTAATGAAGAAGAGGAATTACAACGTAGATTAGCTGAAGAAATTGCTGATAATAAGCGTAAAGCCGCTAGAGACCGTGAGACGGCAGAGGTTGCCGCTAAAGCCGATTCTAAACTCCAATCCGAGTTTGAGAAGGTAACAGCCGCACTTGCTAAGTTATCTGCCGATTCGATTGATAAACAAATCCAATACATCGACGATCAATACTCTGAGTTAATTGCTAATTTAACTAAAGCTGGTCGATTGAATGATGTGGTTGCAGTTGAAGAGTATAAGAATTTACTCAAGGCTCAAGTCATTGCTGATGAAGAGTTAGCTATCGCTAAAGAGAATAAGCGAATTCAAGATGAACGTTTATCTAAGGCTACCACCGCTGAAAAAGAAGTTAATCGACTATTAGATACTCGTAAGAGTCAAGTTGAAGAAATTTCCAGATTACGAGAGCGTGGCGATAGTGCTAGTGAAACTAAAGCGAATCAAATCGAAGAGTCATTCATATCTCTTGATGATCAGATCAGGAAGTCTATTGATAACGCGATTACATTCTATGAAAAACTAGGTACTGATGAAGCACAGAGAGCCATTGACGGCCTTAATGCTGTAAAAGCTACATTTGATAGCACCACCTCCGATATGCTCATGACGGGTACACAGGTTCGTGAGACTATAGCTGACGGATTAACTAATTCTGTTACTGAGTTTGCTTACGGTATTAGCGATGCTATATCAGGTGTGGGGTCACTAAGTGATGCGTTTAATAGAGCTAGTCAGTCATTCACTCAGTTTGCTTCAAACTTCCTTATTCAAATTGGTCAAATGATCCTTAAGGCCGCTATTTTAAAAGCAATGCAGGGTTCAGGTCTAGGTGGTATCACTGGTATCGGTTTAAATCACACTGGTGGTATGGTTGGTCAATCTGGTATGTCGAGAATGGTTGATCCTTCCATATTTGCTAGTGCCGCTCGTTATCATACAGGTGGTCTAGTTGGTCTGAAACCTAATGAAGTACCAATTATCGCTGAGAATACTGAAGAGGTGTTGACCCGTTCTGATCCTCGTCATAGATTGAACGGTGGGTTGGGAAGTGGTACTAAGGTTGAGATCATTGACCAGCGTGGTAGTGATGCCCCTGAAGTGCAAACAACCCGTTCATCAAGTGACGGTATGGAAACTATCAAGGTTCTAATTCGCGACACTGTTAAGAGTGAGTTAAATAACGGTAGTATGGATACTACAATGGCTCAATTTGGATCATCGAGAAGAGGGAGTAGACGATAATGCCTGTAATGTCTCAAGGTTTACAAAGTCGTATTAGAGGTAATGAGGTATCCGGTACTATCGGTGATAACGTCATACGTAGCCAGATGTCTATCGGTCCTGAAAAGCGTCGTAGACGATCAACAGCCCGTGTGGACAAGTTCCCGTTACGTATGACTTTGAATGTAACTGAACTCACTGAATTCATCTCATTTTACGATACTGATTTGAGAGACGGTTCGTTGAGTTTTGATATGACTCACCCTGTCACGGGGGTGGTTCGTCAATTTGCTTTTACGTCATCGACTTATAATTATCGAAGTATCGGTAACAGTCATTATTACTTGACTGCCGAACTGGATTTACTACCATGAAGGCTATCTCTGCCGAGGGTATGAGAGCTATATTTGCTCAAGAGACTGATGAAGTATTTGCGTTTGCGTTAAAGATGACTCACGCTGAATGGGTTGAAGAAATACGTTTGATTGGTGATGAAACTGATATGACTTACGACGGTCATAATTGGATAGCTTTTCCTTTTCAAACTAGCTTACCATCTCAAGAAGAAGGTCAATTACCCACCGTGGATATAACCGTGGATAATATTGATCGTTTATTCATTGACGAACTTAGAAGTATTCAAACACCCCCTGATGTAGAATTGTTCTTATTCAGACGATCATTTGACGGTACTGATACTTTAGAGTTACCACCGATGGTTTTAAAAGCTGGTAATTTGAAATACGATGACACTAAATTAACTGTGACATTAACATTAGATGCGGATTATCTAAATGAACCAGCAACCAAAGACAGATTTTTACCAGGTAATTCCCCAGGATTGTTTAAATAATTTAGTCGGTATACCTTATGTTTTAAACGGTAGATCGGTTGAAGGTATGGACTGTTACGGGTTGGTTCATCATGTTTATAACAATGTGTTAAATATCCATTTAGACAGTTTAGATCACACTTATTCGGACGGTGAAATACATCAACTTGCTCAAGTTAAACATGACGAATGGGTTGAAACTGATACACCTCTAATAGCCGATGTGATATTATTCCGTCAAGGTAAACAACGCCATGTAGGTTTATACTTGGATCAACGGTATATGCTACATACTTCTGAGAACTCTAATTCATGTATAGAACGTTATGACTCATTTCGATGGAAAAACAACATTATCGGCACATTCAGGCATAAATGTCGTAGGTAGACCATCTGTTTTAGAGCCTATCAATCTTCAAGCAAATGTACCTGTTGGTGCTACTGTATTGAGTATCGTAGGTAAAGATGCGTCTGATGATGTTAGAGTAGTATTAGAAGGTCAATTCATTCCTCGTGATAAATGGGGTTTAGTCAAACCTAAGTCTAATACGACAATGGTTGTTTCAAGAACCCCTCACGGTGGTAATATCGGTGATGCTTTAATGGTTGTCGCTATGATTGCTATCACCGTTTACGCTCCTTACGCGGCTAACTATGTATGGGGTGTATCATCAATCTTAACAGGAAGCGTGGTTGTAGGCGGTATCATCACTGCTGGTATATTCTTAGCGGGTGGTGCCTTAATTGCTAGTTTCCTAACTTCAGATGTTAGCGATCCTTATAGTGACAATGATCAACCAGATCAGTATAACGCTATCACTTCAACAAATAACCGTCCAAACCCTTACGGTCTAGTTCCTAAACTATTCGGTTTTAACTGGGTTGTACCACCATTAGCCGCTCTACCATTTACCGAGGTTAGAGGTGGTGATGAGCAATACGTTTATTCACTTATGGCTATCGGTTACGGTAATCTGAAAGTGGCAGGTTTAGAAAGACTGTACACTGACGGATTAGCTACGGTTTCAAAGTCTGAAGGTCAAGTTACCAAATCACATTCTGCGTTAGATTTATCTCTGATCAAAATTGGTGAGACTGCCATTGAAGAGTTTGATGACTTTGAAATTGAGATTGGTTATAAAGATGATGTAACTCTGTTCGTCGATGATATTTATGAAGATCGGGTAAGTGTGGTTTATGAGAAAGACAATGAGCCACTATCCACGGTGAGAACTACTGTACCTGAAGCTGATGAAGCGAGTATTGATGTTACTTTCGCTCAAGGTTGTTACACGATGAGTGATAAAGGTTCTAAGGGTGAAGCTGGTTACAATATTGGTTACTTGGTTGATCAAGACCTTAACGACACCATGTATGTTTTGAATCAAGTAGTAGACGGTATTGTTTCTGTAATCGGTAATAAAATTTATTTCAATCCAAGATTCGGTGACTACACTGATGAGTTTACAATTCGTACTTTGAATGAACTATCAACTATAACTGACTACACTTACACGGTGTCAGTTGTTAATGGTGAACTCGATAGTATGACTAAAAATGGTTCAAACTATATTGGGTTTTCAGTCGAAAATGTATTAAATGAAGGTGACGGTGTAGCTATTAAAATTGAATACGCACCGACCGGCACCGAATCGTGGACAGTAAGTAAAGAATCATTTATATCAGGTGGTACTAAAGACCCTTTCGCTAATTCTTTTGATATTAAATTCCCCTCCCGTGGTCAATACGATATTAAATTAACCCGTGTTAGCACTACTGCTAAATATACCGATTACGTATTCATGGATTTTTCATGGACCACTTTAAGATCAGTTACTACAGGTCAAAATTTCAACATTGATAATACTCTTCTAATGGCTATTAGAATGAAGGCCACTGATCAACTGAACGGTAACTTAGATAATGTCAGTGTTTACACTCAGTCACTATTACCAAACTTTGATGAAAATGGTTTAACTGGTGGTTACACGGTTGGTAATAATGCCGCAAGCTGTTATTTAGAAGCGATGACTGGGGTTCAAAATCTTCATGTTATAGATGAATCGAGAATTGATTTTTATAAATTGAAGAACTGGTACGATTGGTGTGAGTTGAACAATATCACTTATAACTGGGTTCACTCTAAAGATGAAACTTTACCTCAACGTTTAAGAATTATTTCAGCGGCAGGTTTTGGTAAGTTTGATATTGAAGCAGATAAGTTCACCGTGATTCGTGATGTACAGCAACCATACAGCCATGTGATCACACCTCGTAACTCAAATGGGTTCAGTGCCACTAAACAGTTTATCGATATACCACATGCTTTTCGTGTCGAATTCATCAACCCTGACATCAATCAGAAGGATGAAATCATTGTTTACAACGATGGTTATGATATTACCAACGCTACTAAGTTTGAGGTTTTGACCACACAGGGTATTAGTAATCATGAACACGCTTGGAAGTTTGGACGATACCATTTAGCACAAGTTAAATTACGACCGGAAACTTACAATGTTGATCTGGATATTGAGTCGATCACATACACCAATGGTGATACTGTTAAGTTGACCTATGACACTATGTTGGTGAGTCTGCATTGGGGGCGTATTAAGTCCATGACGGCTACTGAGTTGACCTTAGACGAACGAGTGGTGATTGAAGCTGGTAAAACCTATTCAATGCTCGTTCGTAAGCAGGATGGTACGACGGTGACCTTCAACGTTTCTGGTGATCCAAGTGAAACCAACATTGTAGATTGGACTCAAGTTGCGGGTGTTAACGACGGTGACCTATTCTCATTCGGTGAGTCAGATAAGGTATCAATCGATGCTAAAGTGACTAACATCACTCGTGCTGGTGACTATAACGCGACGGTGACTATGGTAGATGCGGCACATGATATATTTGACGCTTGGACAGGTGTTATCCCAGACTTTGAGACAGGTATCACCGTACCACCAAGTTTGAGAGAACCGTCACCCCCGTTATTCTCAGTTTTAGAAAGTGACATTGATAACTTTGTACGTAACCCTGATAACTCATATTCATCAACAATCGATGTGGGTTGGTTGATTCAATCATCCGCTACACCTGTTGAGAGAGTTGAGATTAGATACGCTGAAATACTTACTACTGATGTTAGTTTGATTGAGTCCGGTAAGTATACGAAAGGTGTTGTTCGTAAAGTTTCAGTTGGCTCAAACGATACACAGTTGTACGTATTAGGTCAAAATATTGAAAGTGGCTCATATTACGAAGTTGAATTAGTAGCTGTCTCAGAGACAGGTAAATACTCTCGTAACAACCCTAAGAAGACGGTTAAAGCGTTTGATATTTTAGATTACGTAGATGTGAACGCTAGACCCACTATTAACGATGTACAGAGTGGTACTGATCATTTATTACGTCAAGCCGACGGTACTATTGTTTCAAGAGTATTTGTTGATTGGGGTAGTCCGGCTACTAAAATTGAACCGTTTAACTATAACGTCTCATTTAAGCGTGAAACCGACGTGGAATGGCAGACATTAGTTGTACCAGGTGATACAACTGAAACCCACTTATCACCGCTTAATGATGGTGTCAGCTACGATATTAGAGTAAGAGCCTTCTATGTCATCGGGGTGTATTCAGAGTGTGCTTGTACTACCCACATTGTTATTGGTAAAACTGAACCACCATCAGACGTTACAGTAGGTCAAGTATCAGTTGTTGATAGACATTTATCAGTATCATGGGATGCTGTAACCGACCCTGATATTAGAGAATATGAATTACGTAAAGGTCCGACATGGGATACCGCATTATTTATTGATCGTATTAAAACGACATCATGGGATAGACCAGCCGACATCATAGGTGATCACACATGGTTAGTTAAAGCCATTGATACAAGCGGTCTTTACAGCGATAATGCTAAAGCGTTAAGTATCAATATTGTTAAACCTAGTACACCAGTGGTGACCGCTGAAGTAATTGATAACAACGTGCTACTCAAATTCGTAAGTCAGGTTGGAACCATACCGATTGAATCTTACGAGATTGAACGAGGTGGTGAGATTGTTGGTGAGAGTGCAAGTAACTTCCATCTGCTATTTGAAAACTCAGGTGGTCTTTATACGTATAATGTGACAGCTATCGACGTGGCGGGTAATCGCTCAGATGTTGGTAGTTTTACGGCTAATGTTGCTCAACCACCAGATTATGTACTTAACGTTAAATTTGATAGTGAATTTCTAGGTACTAAGGTTAACTGTCTCGAAGATAACGGTAAGTTAATAGCACCTGTCAGCTTAGACGAATTATGGTCTGATTACTTAGCTAATGGTTATAGTACAATTCAAGATGAATTAGACGTAGGTTTTACTAACTGGTTGGAAGGTCAAGGTTTAACAACAGCTTCATATACCGAAGAATATGACTACGGTGCTATTTTACCAGCCACTTTGATCAACCTTACACCAAGTTACTTGAGAGTGACAGGTACGGTCACGGTGGCACCGACGATTGAAGTATCAGCGGATGGTGTAATATGGATTACCTACGTCGATAACTGGTCGGTATACGCTACCAATTTTAGATATTTAAGGTTTACCATCGATATTACAACTTCAGGTGATATTAACGATCAGGTTATTTTTGACAGATTGGAAGTTAAACTCGATAGTAAGTTAAAAAATGATGCTGGTAAGGGTACAATTACCAATGCGGCTACAGGGTCATTACAAACATTCAATGTTGATTTCATTGATATTATCAGTATTGTACCTACAGCTTTATACGGTGGCACCGCCACTAATGCGATTGTGGATTTCTTAGACGAAGCGAACCCAACTGAATTTACTGTTTATCTTTTAGATGAAACTAATACTAAAACAACTGGTGATTTCAGTTGGATAGCACGAGGATATTAAAATGGCTGATTGGTTAAGCCCTCAAAATACAAATCTTAAATCTAACATTTTGGGTCTATTGCAAGATCGAAGTGAAGATTTAGCTAAGATGTCAAAACCTGCTAATCCACCAATAGGTTATATTCACTGGAACAGTGGTACTAATAAGTTTGAAAAGTTTGACGGTGTTAATTGGGTTGATTTATCAAGTGAATATAATCTTGGTAACGTTAAGACGCTTAACATTGATATGCAGGGTAATGCGTTAATAGCTAATTACACTTCTGCTTCAGATATTGATCACTTTTGGTTTCATGAAGCTACAGGTACTTGGCATTTCGTAAACGGATTGGCTCAAGGTTCGGTCGGTCAAGCGAATTTAAGAGCGGGTGCCGCTACCTTATATGGTGGTAATACTCTTATCGGTTTAACCACGGATAACGGTACTGATGTACTTCAGGTCGAATCCAGCGTGATGATCCATAAGAATAGCGGTTCTGGTGAAGTTGGTGGTGAATTAAAGTTATCAGGTGGTAATGCTGGTTCGGATTGGTCTATACGTCCTGATAATGAAAACTCATTATCATTTCGTGAAGGGTTAAACGCTAGACTTAGAATCGACGGTGTGGATTTGATCAGTTACGGTGACATTGTATCCGGTAAGGGTTCAGGAGGTGTAGCACTTACAATCAATGATAATTACGGTAACGCTAACGTAACCTTCAATCACCAAAACGGTATTCCTGAACAAAACGGTTCTGCTTACCGTATTGAGACATCTACTGATAATAATACCGCAACGATGTCAATCGAGATGAAAAGTAGTGTCACAGGGGGTGCGGCTACAGCTTTAACAGAAATTGTTAAGTTGACTGAGACAGCTATAACATTACAAAAAAATACCACTTTGAATGGTACTTTAAACGGGTGGGGTATTACTCAAACTTCAACAGGTAATGCGATAGCTGTAAGAAGTGCGGCAGGTGATATTAACGCTAGATTATTTAGATCAGAATATACCACTGCTAATGCTAATATCAATTACATAATGACACAGGTGAATTTTACCACTGATAACTATTTGCGCCCATCGACCCCCGCTCAAGTTGCAACAGCTTTGAATGCGGTCACTAAAAATGACAATCAAGCCTTGGCAGATAGTGATACCGTTAGGGTTTCTTCCGGTGAGTTAAGATTGTACAAGGGTAACGGTGGTAACGAAGTAATACCAGTATTAGGTTCAAATCAATCATGGCAAAACGTATCAAGAAGTGTAGGCGTGCAGTATAACAACAGTACAGGCCGACCTATACAAGTTTACTACCGTGGTGATTCAAATAGCTCCTTTCAAGTAACTACAAGTGGCGGGGCGGTATGGACCCAAGCAATAGGGCTTTCCTTATACGGGGGGATGGTAATAATCCCAACAGATGCTTCATATAAGGTAGTAGGCGGTACAATTTATAACTGGATTGAACTGAGGTAGAAAAATGAAATATTTTAAAGACGATAATGATGAAATTTTTGGTTTTGAACCGGACGGATCACAGAATCATTTAATTAAAGACAACATGGTTGAAATAACGATTGACGATGTAAACGCAATCAATCACTCTAAAAAAACACTGGATCAACTAATAGGTGATATTAATCAAGCGGTTGAGTCAATGTTAAGTCAGTTGATTACTGATAATGGATACTCGTCTCGTATAAATTACTCTAAGTATGTAGGTTATGATAATATTTTTCGTAATAATGCTGAAGCGTTGGGTGCTTATGAAGCTGAAGTATGGGTCTATTGTGAAGCACAGATAGTATTGTTAAAAAGTGGCGATAGAACAATACCGACAACAGTAGAGTTTCTGACTGAGTTACCTGTTTTTAACGGGTAAATTAAAATGACAACATTACAGTTAATATTAATCACGCTGTCACTTCATTCAGATGATAATGAATTGTTCAATAATGAAAATTATGGCGCGGCAGTAGAATACACTGATAACTTTACTTACGGTATCGGTGCGTATCAAAATAGTTATGATAAATTATCCGTAATGGCTTCAGTCTCAAAACACTGGGGTTATTACGGTTTAGGTGTGATTGCCGCTAACGGTTATGAGGATAACCCTAAAGCAGTGAGTGGTGAATACACGATTTACCCTAAAAATTCATTAACTTACAAAAACATAAGGGTTGAAACATCATGGCCTTTTGGTAAATTGACCGATAACTATGATGTGATCAACCTTCAATTCACTTATGACTTAGAGTTTTAATCATGATAGAACCTTGCGGTAAACATTACCAAACTACCAAACTATTGATACACGGTTCTACGGTTGTACCTATCGGTTTTAAAACAAACGGTATCAGTTATAAATACCGTCTGATCGGTATATTCATCAATCGTTTCGATCCTAGATACATTAAAGCCGTGATATTTCACGACTATTTAACTGAACAAGGTGAATGGGGTGAAGGGAATAAAATATTTGAAGAACTTTTACCTAATGATATGATAAGTAAAATCATGGTTATCGGTGTAAAATTATACCGTGACACCATTATCCGTAAATAACTAAAATGAGAACGTAGAAAATGGTTAAATTAGAATTAACACCGGAACAAGCACAGTATGTTTTGAACGTATTACAAGATCAACCACACCGTGAAGTGAACGTATTGATTAATACGATTATTGAACAAGCGAATCAACCTGAAGATAAGGGGAAAGGTGAAGAAGATGAATAACGGCTTACCTAAAAATTACGATAACGAAAACATCCAAGCTTTTAAGATTAGTCATATCGGTAGTGCTAATGGGACTACTATTAGTATCGACGGTCAAACACGTAATTTGTCAGAATTCGTAGCTTTCCGTTCGAGTCAAATTGTCACTATTACTAAAGACGGTACGACTGATACCATCCAACCGTGGGTTGTAACGGGTCTTACTAAAGATTTAGATTTCTCAATTAACGGACCAGTATTGATCCAGGTGATGTAAATATGTTCAATCTCGACTTGAATCTAGGAATGGGTTCACCATTGCAGACACTTATGCAATCACTAATTTATAAATTTACTGGTAATACGAGTATCAATTATATAACTGGTACTCGTGATATAGTAAATGAAGGTAGTGGTGAAGTTAATATCGTACTTAAAACTGGTTCTGGTGTTGAGGTTGATGACGGGTTTAATATTACTTTTCAAACACCGACTTACGTGTTTGCTATTTACGCAAATGATTTAATCACGGGGAAGATGGTGGAACAAGTGGTAGACGCTGAAGTATCCAGCTACGTGTTCACTCACTACAATCCAGTGAACAATTTAATGGTGACAGTATGAGTATTCAACTTCCTGATTTAAACAACAAGTACGATGATGTGAATGACAATCGAATGTACATAAAGCGTACAGACGGTAATACATTCTTTATGTCTAACAGCGTGTACGGTGGTATCTTAATTAACTGCGGTAACCCTCTCAAAAGAAATGTACTATTAGATGTAAACGCTGGTGCGAATGGATTTTTAGTTTTATTTGGTAATGGTGCTACAAGTAGTAATGGTAGAACATTATTAGGTTTAGACACTGACGATAATAAATTCACCCTCACGTCTAAGAGTAAATATAACGGCTGTGCTGGTGCAACCCAAACAACCGTTACGATCAGAAGTCAAGAGGTGACGTTAGATAACTGTGAATGGGTGTATGTTGAGAAAGTATATGATAGTGTTGCTGGACTGTACGATTGGCGATTAAACCTTATTGCGTCAGACGGCACTATAACTTATGGTGATACCGTATCAAGTTTATTATGCGGTATTCAAACACATGATGTTAATTACACTAACCACTACTTAGGTGGAATTTACGCACCTAATGTAGATGATAATACTGCTGAAAACTGGCGTGAGAAAATAGGACATTTCTTAGTTATTAAAGCTGATGATGACATAGTAGATGTAGAGACTAAGTTACAAAGCTTTATTTTAGATGGTGTTCATCCGGACACTCTATTCCCGTTACAGCTTGAATGTTACAGAACCTTAAATGATTTAGGTACAGGTTTACAGCCCTCATCTACGCAAGATACGCTGTATGACGATATTGTTCTCCTTGACCCTATTAATAATCTAATAAAGGTAACTTCAAACCCTATCCCTGTAGACAGTGCTGGTTCAGTAGTGGTACATGAAGAGAAATACAACCTTTGGTCTATGGAGATTTCCAGAACGGGTATTCAACCAGTCAGCGTGACTATCTCAGGTCATGTATCTGGAACAGTAACAGGTGTTGAAGTTAGGCTTTTAAACGCACAAAACTTAACAGTTGTTCAAGATTGGGTGTTATTAGATAACGCACCAACTACTAGCTTTAGTGGGACAATTACTGTCACCGACCCTAACATCTATCATGTTGAAGCTAGACCATCTAACAACCCTAATGCGGTATTTGAGGGTAGAGCAGAATTAGTTGTTGCACCAGCAATAGCTATCTTAGGGCAATCCCAAATGTCCATTTTGTTAGGTGAATACACTGCTGATAAGTCTTCATTACCGACGGTTACACACGGAGGTAGAGGTTACTATATTAATAAAGGGGTGGTTAATAAATTAGACGCACCAAATACATATCGTAACAGTGTCTATATCATGCAAGAGCACTGGCAGAAATTTATGGGTGATACACCCGTTATATGGGTGCGTATGCAAGACAACGGTACAGGTCATTTAGATTGGTTAAACAATAATTTAGGCGATGACAGTATACCTATCATAGGTGATGGTACTTTCGGTTCAGGGCAAGTCAGCACGTTAACCTATATGATAAATAACGACATTATGAATTTTGTTATTAACTGGGGTACAAGTGATGCGGGTCAAGTCGGCTCAGATTATGTAGAACAAGTTAGAGGGTTAATGTTCAACACAGGAGTGGGTTACACTGGGGTGACTTACAAACACTTGAATGACTTTTTTACGATTGGTGGTATAGGTGTGTCAGGTCATGTTAGACATGAAGACGATACAGCACCTAGTGCCTACGTTAGCTCTAACGATGGTTTGCGTGATAGACAAAACGCATTGTGGCGTGAAGAGTTAATCAATGAAGTGTCTAATAAAATAGTGATAGGTGCTCAAAACTTTGACTGTCAGATGGACGGTGTTAGTGGGCCACATCAATTAGCTGGTGTTACTGGTAATGGTAGAATTGCAACTAGTATTGGTGTTACAGCCGCGTGGCTTGCAAGTAAAAGAGACTATCAAAACCCTAAGTTCAGAAATGCTTATATCTCCCAAGATGGGTTAGAGATACGTATGCCATATATGTCAGCACACGGTGGTAATGTAAGGACTGTAGGTAATGGTACTGAAGTGGAATATGTACGTGTTACTTACAGTACCTATCTTACAAATATCCCGTGTAATGGAGTTATCGATACTATTAATGAAGAAGTTGTATTAACAGCCGTTGATGGTAGTAGTTTTCAGACTATTTTTGATACTGAAACTAATGTAAAGGCTTATTACAGAGCACCTATTACCGGAATGTTAGACTCAGCTTCACAACTTGTAGAACTAGATAAAATATTGATTGAAGAAGTACCCTACTTAGAACGTGGATTACAATTTGAACAGTTTATCGGTGATGTACTACCTTATAGTTATAAACAAAAAGCATTAGATCATAAGTTAATTGAACAGACGCCTGAATTAGTTGATAAAACTGGCATGATCTCTTTTTACCCGCTGCTTAACGATACTCTTGATACTTTAGGTAACACCACTGCGACAACATCAGGTTTAGCAGTTAACGGTTACTATCACGGTTTACAGTCTGTTTTAGAACAAGCTATTGATTGGGATGGGGATACCTTATCTGAGGTGAATACTGACGCAAATGCTGACGGGTTTGCTGTTATTGGTAACGATACTCTTGAGGTTATTGAACAACCAGTCTATTTATTCACGGGTGAGGTTATTGAAGAATGAAATATTTAAGAAATATAGGTGTTAATGGTAACGCTTTATTAGGTGGGGACACTTTCTATAAACTTACAAAAGCAAGACATTCACTCTCATCTGGTGCTAAAGCTTTAGAGGATGCGATTGTAGCTGAGTTAGATGCGAATCTATGGACTGGGTTTCCTGACAGTCAAGTTTGGGATGTGACTACAGTGTGTACAACAGCAGATGAAGTTAGAACTGCAACTGAAGCTTACAAAGCTAGTGGTGTAGGGCAATCGCATAAAATAGTGTGTAACTGGGACGGGGTGTCAGAGATGACTTCCACATCCCTCAGAGGTCTCACTTATCTAGTTCTGACAGCGAATCCATCTGAAAAAGGCGGTTACGATAGACCGTCAGGTGGAGTATTAATTACCAATGCTGATGGTCGAACACCTGCTATTGGTAACAATGGTTCAGGTTCGGTAAGTGCCTACGGTTTCCCTAGATTAGAGATTAACGGTGTAGGGTTTGCCACGCGGTCTGGTTCTACAGACTGGACAGTTGGTGGTAATACTTACGCACTTAATGTATATACTAATAGTACTTACCCGTTACCTATGATGTTATCTGTTAAGAATAGTAATACAGGTGCAAAACATTGGTTTCCTTCTGAACCTTGGACTAGCTACTGTAATGTTATAAAAACCCAGAACGCTCTAAGCGTTTATTTAGATAATAATGATTTTTACGGGGTGGTTAGTGTACTCCGTGGCGGTGCTAAATACTTTAAAGCAAGTAGAAATTTTATACATCAGTGTTCCGACGACAACTTTAATTCTTTCGGTTTTGTTGACACCGAATACTGGTCGATAGCTGACACCATTTATAGCGTGATAGAGTTCAATGTATCCTGTGATTTCATAGATCATGTAGACTTATCACCTCTTCATCAAGACTTCTTCCAAACAGGTAATAGTTCAGATATTGTTTCTGGATACAACTCTGTTGTAAGGTCTAACTTATGGCACATGACGGCTGAATTTTCGGGTGGCTCACAAGGTTTTTATCAAGATGATTATTTAACGGCTTCAAACTCTATGGTTTGTCACGGTAATATCGGAACTATTTCAGCTTTTTGGGCGGCAGTTGCGTTTGACCCATCAGGTCTTAACGATTCTTATATAGAAGGAAACACGTTGTTCAGAGCAGGTAAAACCGACCCAGTTAATGATAGCGTCACTAACGTTCTTATTAGTGATATAGGAGGTCAATTTGGTGCTAACGGTGGTAACGCCTATGTTATCAATAATGTACTAGCTTCTATTACAGATAACGGTTTCACAGGGTCATTGGTTAGTTCCGGTAATATGTTTGTATCACCTACTAAAAACCGCGTAAGTGGTGATGGGTTATCACAAGGTACGGCATTACGCCCAGAAGAATTCTTCATCGGTACTTTCAACCGTGATGTTAATGACTTCCTCACATACTCTATACCTAATGAAGATAGTGGGGACTTACAACTTGTAATTGAAGGCTTCAAGAAAATATTTGAACCTATTGGTGGCTGGGGTAGTGTTGGTGCAAACGTATTTGAAGAATTGATAGATATACACTGGGATGGTGACGATCTAACAGAATTAAACGTTGACGCAAATGCCGACGGGTTTAATATAGTGGATAACTTAGGTCAATTAGAAGTGGTGGAATTGTAATATGAATCTTTTAGACATAGCAAAAACCGTAGGTGCTGGCATCTTCAGTACAGTCGTACCAGGGGGTGCGGCTATTTTAACCGCAGTGAACCAGTTTTTACCGGATGATAAGAAATTACCTGATACTGTAACAGGTGGTCAAATAGTAGAAACCGTGAATTCACTTAAACCTGAACAGCGTACCCGTATCATTAAGATGCAATTTGAGGTCGATATAGAGACGATCAAGCAACGCGGTGATACATTGAGGACAATGTTGATTCAAGACGCTATTAACCCACACTCAACGCGTCCTAAAATAGCTTTAATATTCGGTTGGACGGTTGCTTTATCAATTATGATCCTGATTGTTTCTATTTCTTACGCTGTGATTACTCAAGATGATGAAATGATTAAAGCGGTTAGTCAAATGGCTCTAGTCATAGGTACATTGTTAGGTCCACTAGTTCTGATCCTACGACTCTACTTTGGTGATCTACGTGAAGAACAACGTAACAAGTTAAACGCTTCTAACGGGGGTGAGTTGAAACCCATTAGTGGTTTACTTGGTGGTTTAATTAAGGTGGGAAAGTAATGAAAATTAGACAACAAGATGCTTGGGGTGATGGTCGATTTGGTGCAAGTCGAGGTGGTAGAACCCATAATGGTGTGGATTTAGCCATTCCACCTAATGAATTATTTACATCTCCAGTTGACGGTAAAGTTACTAAAATCGGTTGGCCTTATCGTGACCCAGATCGAGGTTATATCCGATATGTACAGATTGAAGCGAACGGATATAACTATCGATTCTTTTACTTAAACCCGTTAGTAAAAGTCGGTGACACCATCTTTAAGGGTGATATAATTGGATCAACCCAATCTTTAGACAAATACTACCCAGGAATAACAGAGCATGTACATTTTGAGATTATCCATAATGATGAATATATTAACCCGACACCCTTCGTGGCGTTTATCTGAGGTTATTTTATAATGGCACAAGCATTTGATAAGTTAAAGTGCATAACAAGACATCACCCTTATTTATGTACTATAATTACCACCGTTATGGGTACTTTAATATCCACTATGGGTTTTATTACATACTATTCAATCGCAACATTATAAAGGAGGGTGTAGTGTCAGATACAATGAAACGGTTTTTATTAAGCCTTGTGACTGCGTTGATTATATCCACTGGTTCGTCCGGTGTTGCAGTGTACGTATCTAATGCTATCCACGCTTTTAAGATTGAGCATTTGGAAAAGGATTTAGCACGTACAAATAAAAGACTTGAGCGTATAGAAAACTCAATATACGTACCTAAGTTTTAACAATTTCCCTCAAATCTTCCAACTCAACATTACAATCAACGTGACCCATACCTAATTGATCTAAAGATTCTAACACTTTAGATCGAGTCACCCCCAACACTATCACCCATTCATTGATCGATTTACCACCGTACTTCTTACGATGCCAACGTGTCAAATTACGAGTGTGGATATAAGTGTTGTGACGAGAACTTAAGACCGTGACACCAACACCTGTCTCGATTGAGATTTGTTTTAAAGTCTTACCATAAAAGTCAAGAGGGGTGTTAAACCTCATTGACTTTTTAGTGACCGGTATACCACGTCTCTTAAGCTTCTTATAACGCTGTATAAGCACCGATTTTGATAAACCGGTAGACTTAGACAACTGTCCTATAGAAAACCCATCAACGATCATCATTGGCTCACTTTAAACCCGATATGGGAAGGGTAGATGATGATAGGTTTAGTTAAATCAAATTCCATACGTCTCACTTCATCAAAAGTTTCAACGTGTTTGGTATTATCTAAGTTTAACCACCACCAAATACCATTGTACTCAGGCCAACGTTCTTCAATACGCTCTTTAGCTTTTGTTGAGATAGTCAATACATCACCTTCTAACCAGTTATAAACTTGTTGGCGGGTGAAACCAATTTCATTAGCAAAAGTTGCGACATTACCGTCACACTTCTCATCGATGATTGTTCTTATTTTTTCTTCGACGGACATTTAGGACTCCAAGGTAGAAATTGTGAATCGTAAACACAGTGTAGTACTTTACATTGTGTGGCATCCTCTATCTCTTCGACTAGCTGATGACCTCTTTCTCTCGCTGATATTAACCCTTCAGCGTGATGCTCCCATTTAAGACCATCGTCATCACCGTCCAAAATGATGATCAGATGATCCCCTACAGGAACATAGGGTTTCTTACCACTAGACATGAAGGATCGCTCTAAAGTCTGGCTCACGGTAGTTTACGGCTGATTTAACAAGCTTATTAGCGGGCCACTCTTTACCATTGTGATCAGTCTGATCAAACGATGAGAAAGTAGCGAATAATTTATGCTTTTCATTCCAAATACGATATGTTTCGATACCTAAATCTAGGTATTTTTGAGAAGTCTTAACAACTTCATCATCAGTAGTATCAAACTTAGTCAAATTACTCTCACAAACAGTCGTAATGATGTGTTCTAAAACCTCAACCTGTTTAATACCAGACATTTCAACACTACCTGATAAGATGTTATTCATGTCATCGTTATCACCACCCATGAGACCGACAGCGATAACGATAAACGACTGATCACCAACACCATCATACATTTCAACTTGATCATTATTCTCGTAAGCCAACATGGTCTCACGGACTTCTGAAGGCCAAATCTTACGACGATAAAACTCAATCGCTTGATTAACTTCCGCTCCCGAATGGGTAGCTGGTAAAGCTACGTTAGATACTTCTAAAAACTTTTTTACTAATTCATCACTCATCTTTTTGACTTCCTTTATTTTTTTTTAATATTCAGTTCCGCAGAACGGGCAAAAACTCATCGCTACGGTGATAGGGCGGTTGGTTTTGTTACGATACCGTGTCCCGTCTTTTTTAACTCTGTGATACTCGCAGTTCAGCTTTAACATCACATTGTTTGACTTACCATCTAATCTAAAAACCTTATTTGACCAATCGAGGTGGAGCGAGTCACGATCTGCGTTTTCTGGGAGAATGTCAGCAATAACTTTCTCTCCGAGTCTTTCCAAGTGCTCGTTAAAGCAGTTGCAAGTTTTACCGTCTACTAATTCATCACTCATCTTTTTGACTTCCTTTTTTGACTTTTATAATCATTGTTTAAAGGGTTCTTAGACACCCCTTTACGATTGGTATCATCCACTCTTAAACCTTTTACTTTACCGAACTCAACTGCTTCAGGTAGGGTGAATACGTAACGCACCCCACTTAGTAATAGTTTAATCATTTTGAATCCTTGGTTGCACACTCACCATTACAATAAATTTGAGTAGGTAACGGGTCAACTAACTCTTTATCACAATATGAACAACGACCATTGGCTTTAGGTCGGTTGACTTTTCGACGGATATTTTTAGCCGCGTAATCATCATGTTTAGTATTGTTATCTTGGATAACGTCCATTTCATCAGGCACTTCTTTTATCTCCTTTATTGACGACATGGTTAATTGTAGTTTCATGTCGTCAAAGTGTCAACTATTATTTACAAGTTAAAATCTTTAAAATCATCATCTTTAACTGATGAATCAACGGCACCAGTAAGGTAGTTCGTGATTTCTGATTCTTGTGGAGCCACTTGTACATTATCACTATTAGTCCAAGCGTTGACCCAAGGGATAGGGTTAACCACATCGTCATAAATTGGTGCTAAACCCAGTGCCTTAACTCGGACATTAGTTAGATACTCAATGTATTGATGTAAAATTGCCGCGTTAAGTCCAATCATTGAACCATCTTGGAACAGGTAATCAGCCCACTCTTTTTCCTGTTGAGCCGCATCTTTGAAACATTTATGGATAAAATCAAAGTTACGAATAGCGGCCTGTTGCATTGCTTCACTATCTTTACCGTTGATCCAGTGCTGTAATACTTGCTGTGTGAAAGCTAAATGAAGTGTCTCATCACGGTTGATCATCTTGATAACTTTAGCGTTACCTTCCATCTCTTTACGTTCAGCAAATGCGTATGAACAAGCGAATGACACGTAAAAACGAACGGCTTCCAATACGTTGACTGAGACCATTGTTTTAAACAGTGCATCTTCAGCTTGCATTTGAAGTTCATCAGTCCAAGGTTGATCATCACCGGTCTTAATTGAACACAGTCTGATCAACTCATCATAATCTTCAGTTACGCTTGTCGCACGTTCAACAATTTCCGGTACATCAATAATGTGATCAAATACGTCACCAGGGTGATTGAATATATTACGGATAATATGAGTGTATGAACGACTGTGGATTGTCTCACTAAACGACCATGTTTCAACCCATGTCTCAACTTCGGGTAGACTCACGATAGGTAAGAAGGCCATATTTGGTGAACGACCCTGTACTGAATCAAGTAGGATTTGATACTTTAGGTTCGATGTGAATATATGCTTCTCATTTTCAGGTAATGCTTCAAACTCTGCACGGTCACTTGATAGATCAATTTCCTCCGGTCTCCAAAAGAACCCAAGTTGTTTTTCTGTCAACTTATCAACCCACGGGAAGCGTAATTCATCGTAACGTGCCACCCCCACTGACTCACCAAAGAACATCGGTTGGGTTAGGTGGTTAACTTTATTTTGATTGAATGTTGTGTGACTCATAATTCAATCTCCACCATCTCAACAGGACAGTCGGTATCACCGTAAGCTTCAAACCAATTAATAGCCAGTGTTGAACCAGATTGAGTACCGTTAAGTGCATCTAATGCATCGGCTTTATCGGTGAACATTACGCCTTCTTTTCCACCATTGGTGAATGTTACTGTTACTAAATATGCTTTCATTTTGGGTAACCCTCTAATTTGTATTTTAAATTTTTCATAACTAACTTCTTATATTTTTTATCACCTATCACCATTAAGTAACGATGTTTTCTAGGTCTTGGTTTTAAGTAAAAGTCATCACCGTATTTCTCACGCATCAACTTTGCTCTATTTTTACAACCTCTAAATTCATCAGCTATAGTTTGACCATGTAAATGTTCTTTACCTCTAACAACCCAGTCGGTTCTTTTAGCTGACAGACCTGAATATAAGAAATTACACGCTTGATAAACTATTCCTGAATGACCTTGAGATGTATCAGCGAAAGACACGATTATTTTATTACGAGGTAACATTTTTAAAGATTTTGAGACTAGGAAACTGGCTTCATTTTTTAAATTATCTTTCAAAACTAATCTGTTTAATTCCAAAACATCTTCTTTAAAATTACCACCAGCGATACCTAATTTTAACGGTGCTGAAGGTGGTGTACCAAAAGTCACCGTTCCAACTAATTCATTGTTACGGAAAAGACCAAAGTAATAACTAATCGATGGGAATCGATGTGCATAGTGAATATCTAAAATGAAAGGTGAAGCGTCACTACGACTAATACTTTTAACTCGGTACACCTTGTTCATCATTTTGCTTTAACTCCTGTTAATGCTTCCCATGCCGTAGGGTATAGTGGTGAAATGATGTCACTCACCTTCTGTGCCAAATCTTGAATGTGTGACTGAGCATGGGCGTCACTACGCTGGTTATAGAAGCTTGCAAACCCAAATAGTGAACCAGTCCACCCCCAGTTAACGATAGTGCCTTGAGGTAGTACAAATCGGGCATCTTCGGGGGCGATACCATCAGCTACCATCTCAATGTAAGTGTTCACTGCATTATCAGTGTGACGCTTGTATCGTTTGAGCCAGTAGTCATTACGATGGTGGATACCAGCACTACCCTGCTTGATGTCTTTCGACGGTGCCGCGTTAAATTGTTTAGGTAAAAATACTACTGGTTCATCGGAGATATAACGTCGAGATTCTTCTGATTCAACGAAGCCAATCTTATGTTTGAAACACTGTGTACGGATCGGTACAGGTGCTTCCATACTGATACTGATCATATTGTGGGCTAGTGGCACCCAATGCTTTTGAGGGAAAAGTTTCTTAGCAAGACCAATCATCTCTTCAGGATCAGCACATTGTGTCATCTGATCCAATAGATCAGCTTTATCACATGAACGAATACCTTCAGCTAAGAATCGGATCAAACCTTTATCTTTAGCGTCTAGGGGTTGCGATTCATCTTTACGTTTACCGAATGACTGTCTAGCCATGTTAACCGCTCTCATATCACTACCCATGTGATCAATATATTGTGGGTTTAACTCTGTTTGATGACTCATTGTTTACGTTCCTTTAGTGGGCAATTATTAGGTACTCTTAAATATTGAATAGGTTTACCCGTCTCAGAATGTTGAGGTACAACCATATCATTTAGACTACAGTAGCCAGTTTTGATATTTACCGTCAACTGTGTTCTGACGTGTTCACATACACCGCAATTCTTCAATATTACGCTCCTAATTCTTTCATTAATTTATAAAGTTCAGGACATCTACCAATCGATCTATCACGTTCGTAAAGTCTTGTCATTTCATCCCAGTTGTCGATCAACTTAGGCCACACATCACCGTAAGGTTTGAGTTTATCTAAGTCGTTTTTAAACTGAGGAATTGCGTTAAGCATCCGGTAACATCTGCCAAAATCTGATACGTCGTGGGGGTGAGGTTGAGCATCAAAGTCATCCACCCATTTTGTACCAGTCAGTACCGCTACCATAAATCTTGAAGACATCCCCGTGTCTTCACCATTTAACCATTCGATAATATTGTTCATAATTTGTATCTCATTTTATAATCTTCTTCAGTTGGTCCAGTAGGGTGCTCACGGCACCAGACTGACGACCCTTTACGATGTGGATAATGCAACCCGTCACAGTGGCAAGTATTCTTTTTAGATTCTTCACCTAGTGTTCGATACCAATCCACTCTGTAAGGGTTAACAGCCTTACAAGATGTGCACTTTTTATCTCTGACGTAATCATCAGGGTGACGTTTTAAGGTATTACGTGCACCACATGATCGGCATCGACACTGGTATGACATTTACTAATCTCTACGTTGAAAAAAATCGATTGCTAAAATAAAGAAAAATATAGGCCATATAACCCAAGACATTAGAATATACCCTAAGTGAATCCCATCTAAATCATCATGATCAGTAACCGTAACAGTGGTGGTTAATACCACCCCAGCCATTATTAAAATACCAATCGATAAGTAAACTAAACCGAAGGTTATTAGATCATCGTGATTAGCCATTTATAAATCCTCGTCGTGTAAGCGTCTGATTACATCAGGTTTCTCAAAGTCGGACCATAAAGCGATCAATGAAATTAACATTAAAGGCCAGTAAATCCACGCTTTGAAAGTAGTTTTCAGACTAGGTTCTAAGTTACTAAAATAAGTAGGTGTTAAAGTTACAGTCAGTGAAATCAACCCTATAACTAAAGTACCCAGACTAAGCCAAACCATCACTAAAGTGATAATCAGGTCAACATTTATCGTTACTTCAAATGAGTACATCTATAAACCCCTTTCTTTGGTTAGTTCTCGACCTATAAAAGTGAAAAACGATGGTAGAAATACAGATGAAATAAAATATACACCTATAGGCCAAATGATTGATAAAAATAAATTTATCATCCAATCCGCAAGGCACCATTCACCAACAGGGTTGTAACTTTTAAAACGTTCAATCATCATTAACAAGATTAATATGATGAACATTATTAGTACATTTACATATATGATCATTTCAAGATTCATCAGCATCTCCATTTGGTAATTTTGGTTTAACAGCATATCCACCGTAAGTAGAATTAGTAATCATTTTTAAATGTTCATATCGAGTCATACATTCAACATTTTGTTGTTCAAGTTCTTTGATACGCTTAACATACGATGTTACGTCTACTGATACCTCACACGGGGGGTGTTGCCCAATCAACCACTCTGGCGTTCTTTGCTTCGACTAGGGGTTTAAGTTGTTCGAGGGTTAGTAAGGATATAAACTCTGTTAAAGCTTCCTTCATGTTCGATCTGTTGTACGACATCACACCTTGTTTAAGTGTTGTGCTGTACGCAGACTCTATTTGCTCATCCGTTAATTCAATCATCTGTCAATCCTCAATCTTTCTAAGAGACTTCTTCCAGTCACCTTTGTAATTCTCGTTATAAAATATAAGAGCACCAGTCATCATTAATTCCCATGCACCACCGTCAGCATCAACAGCTTTATATTTAGCCCAGCTAGACCATGATGGATCACGTTTGCAGGTTTTCATCTACTTCTACCTCTCTAGTGCAGTCCGGTACTTTGTACCACTTCTGCCTACCCATATCTCGATGATCCGCATACCCAGCTTCGATAATGTCATCTTGGGAAACATGATTCTTATCTGTAAATACTTCAGGTCGATACGAGTTCTCACCGTTCATATATGATTTAGAACAAACCCATAGTGTCTTAGTAACCATGCGTTTCTTTTTGCGAATAGTGTTGAAGTTTTTTATGTAACTTACGAAATCTTCAAAGGGGTCTTCCCCCGCTAGTAGTGCATTTGTTACTTTTTTGCAAAACTCTAGTTCCAGTTCACCACCATATAACCAGTACATATACAGGTCAACCATGTGATCACCACCCAACTCAGCAATTTTAGCTATGGAATAGTCGCAGGTTGGGTCGATTCTGTAGTTTAGTGCTTCATCCCATTCAGTGTTTGATATCAATACCCACTCACCTGAACGTAATCTTTCTTGAATTACTGCACCATCGGCCTTAGCTTTAATTAACTCAGCTTGAGGATGTGGTTCTGGCATTGGGTATTTAGTTGTCATCTGCTTCTAGCTCCTTAATACCTTCATCTAACGACCATCTGGCTTCCTTCAAGTCATCTACTAATGATTTACCGCCACTTCTACCACCTGACTGTAATTGTTTCTTTGTGGCGTGTTTAACTTGCTCATTTACCATTTCAAAGCTATTAGCCACATCGTAGAAGTCATACGTTACTGTTGACCAGTCGATAGCGTTGAAGTCACCATCAGCGGCTTCTAAGGCCTCTTTGATCTTCTGCTTCATACGATTGGTGAACTGTTTAGCGTATGGGTTTGGTTCTTTCACTTTCAGATTAAAAGAAGCATACTCAACACCGGAGTACATATTGGCAAGTTCTTCAAAACCGTTACGTGGAGACCAATCTTCCCATACATAAGCACAGGTGTGGGGTTGGAGACTATGATGATCCTCACCAGTATTATGACAAAGACCATCACCTATTATCACCGTGAAATTATGTAAATCTGTAAATTGAACCGCTAAATCCGAATGTAAATGTTTCTTATAAATCGGATAATCAAACTCAACTGGTCGCTTCTCAAGTGAGTTTTCCCAGTTAGGATTTGGTGTAAGAGGTATCCCAACACCGATACTGTGTTTTAGATTAAACCCATTTGTTACCTTCTCAGGTTTTTGAGTATGCCAGTACCAGTTACCTGATCTGTTACACGTTAAATATTCTGCTTCTTTTGGAGCGTTTGCCCAATTTGGTTTATTACTACTCATTTTAATCTACCTCTAAAATTCTGAATGATGGGTGATCCTGTTGCCAACTGACTCTATAAATCGGATAACCTCTAATCTCTAATTTATCAAGCGGAATACACCCGCTAGGATATAGGTGTGGAGACTTGAGTCTTAAGTTTGTTAAATATCTGATCAACTCTTCATAATATTGAGGACTCAAATATACTGCTAAATTTGGCTCATAAGACATATCAGGCTGACTATTAATCAGTTCCATGCGTTTTTTAATAACGTGTCTTTCAAGTACAATTAGGCTAACCGGATTATCACTCATGACATTCTCCAAACTCTAAACATGTTCATTGGTAACCGGAATAACAGGTTTAACACTCCAACGATTGATATTAAAATAACCGTGAATTCCAGTAGGTTACGATTATGGATACTTTCTAAAAACCGATTCATTTTACGAGAGTGCAACCATACCAAAGCATCTCTTTGTACAAATACTGACAACACGCTCTTGAAGTTAAGACCAGTGAAATAGTTAATATTTCTGACAGTTACCAAAAGTAACGCGGCTAAAATACCAGGCCAATAAAAAAACACCTTGAATACACTCATATCTTTACCACCGTGTTTGATTAGTAGCCACACGGGTACGAGCATCAAGGTGTTAATAGCGAACCATACGATCATAATTTCCCTCCTTCTCGATCTAATAAGAATCGAAGATATTCAGCATTATTATCAAAAGTATAGATAGTGAAACCCATGTCGATGAATACTAATATCACTTCTTTGAAAGATTTAAAACTTACATTATTTTTATGAAACATACCTATGTCAGTGCCACCGAACAATCTATTATCTTTAATACCTCTTACACCCCATTTACCATCTTCCAACATTAAAGGCTGTGAAATAGCATTACCTAGACCACTCACCATTAATACAATATCATTCGATGATAAAGATTCAATATTGATTAATTCGACGGGATTTTTTGTTACGATTTTCATAATTTATCTCCTTCTCTAATCAGTGCCACCCCAGCACCTAATACAACTGATCGCATTGGTACACCTATGTCAACCGCACCATCCCAGTACACTAAATCGATAAAATCCCAATCCGGTTTGACTTGGTAATTAGGTTGCCATTTAGAACCAGTATGTAGCACTTCATGTACACCTTTAATGACGGGGGTGATGATTAAATCTCTATCAGCATCAATCGCTTCAACTGGTGCAGGTCTGGTCAACAGTGTCACACCTTCAGCGTCTCGGATCGTGACGGTTTTAGTACGCTTACACTGTTTGAATGAGTGTGCATTGGTCGGCATTGGAACATTTACTACACCTAACATTAATTGTTTTAACAACATTTCTACGTCCTCTTATTGCTGTTGTCGTCAATTATATTGTTCTCATTTTTAACTGTCAACTTTTATTTACAAAATTTTGAATAAGGCGAGGTATACAAGGTAGTCCGTGTGATAAGGCGAGGTATACAAGGTAGTACGTGTGATAAGGCGAGGTATACAAGGTAGTACGTGTGAGTGAAATTCTGTACAGATAGGTGAAATTACGTACAAATAAGCAAAATTACCCATTCAGATTTGAAGGATAGATAACGATATTTTGTTTTAAGATCAACAGGTTGAGTGGGTTTTATGGTGGAATTGGAATAACGAAAAATGAAAATAACTGTAAATAAAACTTTACAAGCTTTTAAATAATTCGTATAATGAACGCGAATTCAAACAAAACATGGATTAAATAAAATGTCATACGGTGTTAGTAAAGAGTTAGAGAATGAGACATATTTGATTGAAAAAACAGATAACCATTATTACGCGGCTATTTATATAGACGGTGAATGGTCTGAATTATTCAACGGTGAATGTGATATTAATTTCGATTTAGATATTGAGTTTTACACGGCTTTAGAATACTTAACAGGGGTTAAATGAAAATGAACACATTAAATGAAAATAAATACAGAGACATTAAAGCATTAATTGAACATCTTATTAATAACGGATTAACCATTAGCGTTTGGGACGGTGAAGCATGGGCGGTTAAACGTTCAACAAATATTAAAAATATTATGTCGGATATTAATTCGGTAGAAATGTCCGAATGTCGTATTCGTGATGTAGACGGTAATATAAAAGGCTGGTTTGGTATTGCTGAAAACGAAGTATACAACCATACAGAAAATGAATTATTTAATTCTTATTTTGATTAAGGGGTTTTTATTATGAAAGTTCAAATTAAATTTGCAGAAAGTAAGCGTTCGTTACAAGTTGTTATCAATGACGATGTTGAGTTAGATGACCCTTATCAAGTTTTATCAAACGTTTACGCGGCATTAAATGAGTTATTACCGAACGATAATATTAACGAATTATCTTTTAACGTATTTGATCAACGCGGCCTTAATTGGTTAGCTGGTAATAATCAGCAACGTATTTTATCTAAAGTTTTAGATTTTGTTTTTAATGATAGACCTTATTTAAATGATGACTATTTGAACATTATGAAAGCTGATGATAATGAGTGGAGTTTATATGGATTTATAAATTGCAATAAATATCAGGATTATACAATGGAGTTATTAAAACAAGAGATTAAAGAATTAATAGATTTAATTGTAAATTAAAATTGACAACCTGATTAAATTAATCGTATACTAAGTACGAATTAAATAAAAACCCAAAAGGATAAAAGAAAATGAAAAACTCAATATTAACCAAAAGCCAGAAATTAAATTTTTCTAAACATATCACATATTACGGGGTGAAAAGCACGATTTATGTAACGGTTCGTTATGATGATCAATGCGGCAACGGTCATAATTCATTCTCTATTACTGGCGATATTTACAGCAATCAAACAGGGAATAAAAATGACCGTTATTTTCAAACAGGTGGTTGTATTCACGAAGAGATTAAAAAACATTTCCCAGAACTTAAGCACCTTATTAAATGGCACTTAATGAGCAGTTATGAACCTCTACATTATGTTGCAAATACTATGTATCACGCTAAAGACCGTGAAGATATGACCAAACCTTTAAACGCACCTACAAGCTATATTGAGCGTTTAAAATTTAAAGATTTCCCTATTACATTTGGGCAATCTACACGCGGGTTTTTTGACTTTATCAAAGGTCTAGGAAAACAGGATATTATTGATCTAGTTATTGAGGAAATTGAACATAAAGATAATGAAAAAGGTGGTTATCAATATGCTTCTAAATTCACATATCAGGGTTTTGTTAATGGTTGGGCTTATTGTCCTTTTGACACCTTCAAAGAGGCATTAGAATTTAAAGAGGCGTTAATTTTAGGTTTTGAATTTATCCAAATTCCTAGCACGTTCAATAAAGCAGTTGAGCCAAATTTACAAGCGGCTAGAAGTTCAGCAATTTGGCATGATGCAACGTTAGAACAATTACAAAACAAAGATTTATTATTAGAACGTTTACCCGCTTTAATTGAAGAGTTTGTGACTGATATTGAAGCTTTAGGTTTAGTGTATTAAAAGAAGAGGGTTAGAAAAATGAGTTTTAAAATTGATTGTATAGATTGTTTGGTTAGTAATTGGGATAGCGTTAACGGTGCTGGAACCTCTCAATTTTCTAAAGGTGGGTTTAATGTGGGCGAGTATGATTCGATTAAGGCCGCGTTAATTGGTGCGGCTGATAGGGTTGGGTTTGATCATAAACATTTAACCAATAATATTTTTAATGACGACGGTCTGATTAATTTAAGTGTTATTGAAAACGGTGCAGGGTTACAAGATAACAACGGTGCATATTTATGTGATTATATATTTGAGGTTAATAAATGCACAATGGTAGATTATGACGCTTTAAAAGAAGGTTTAAGTGATGAATAAAGTATTAGTACAAGTACCTTTCCAGGGGTTCTATCAATCGGTACATGATGTAAATTTAGATAACTGTATCGAATCGGAATTAGAGCATTTAGAGTTAAATTATGATGATTGTGAAATTAAGATAGATAGAGCCGCTTATTGTGTCCAATACGTTGAAACGGTGAAAGGTGAATATAATTTAAAATTCTTAGAATTTGAGTCTCTATCCAGTCCTAAAGAATACAACTTTGAAACAGACCGCATATTTGCTTATGCTGATTTAAACGAGTTAGTTGGTTTATTAATGGTGAATAAAGACGGCTTTAAAAAGTGGTTAATAGAACGCATGGCACCGTGTAGTGGGTTTATACCTCATTACAGTAATGATCTTTTAGACTGGGGTAATATGTATATAAATTGGGATTTTAACCAATGGGGGCTTTTATTGGAATATTTCCACAATGTTGTTGCGAAAGTTGATGAGTTATATTTGATTGAAAACCCTTGTGAATATGTGGAGGTTTTAGCAAATGAAAACTAAAAGATTTAATAAAAAGCCGCTTATGTTTGGTGATAGCGTCCAACGGTTAACCATTCTTAATAGTTTAGACAGTACCCGCTTATTTGTGGTTAAGTCACAAAAGGCGAACCGTTTACCACATAAGCAACAAGTTAATTTTATGCTTAATTTAAAATATACAAGCGTTCAAGATATTGTTAGCCGCTTTTACAGTGAGGGGGGTTTAGTATGAATGGTAAACAGTTTGGGCAATCTTTAGGCGTGGCATTTAAGGCCGCTAAAATCAAACAGGGTGATATATCAACACGTACGGGGATAGAGTATAAATTCTTGAATAAATTTTTAAATGGTGTGCAATCAGTAAGCCTTGATAATGCTTTAATTATTGCTGAATGTTACCCGCAAATATTTAAGGGGGTGCTAGATGACATTAATTAAATTAATTAAGGCGTGTTTAATGTTTGGATTCGCCCCACTGGTTTTTCTGTTTGACAGTGTAGAATATGGGGTTTTCCTCTTCATCATTTTTAGCCTTATACCAACGTAATTTTTAAGCCGCTTTTTAGCGGTTTTTTTACGTCTATTTTAAGCCGCTTTTTAGCGGTTTTTTTACGTCTAAAGGTTGGTTATCGTGAAACGTCCTGAAATGATCAATATGGGGCGTTTGTTGTTTAGGGGCTATGTCGGTATAGGTTAGGGTTAGAAGTCTAGTCTCACGATGTTTCACGATGTTTCAGAGGGTTTATGAATGGTTCATTGTGGTTCATATTTCATCAAAAGGTACTTACTGGCAATCTGGGCGTCAGTGGGCGTCGTCGATCCGCTGTGTTAGAAAGATTTCCAAATTTTACTAGGGAATAACGCTCAAAACCGCTCCCAGAGCGGGCTACAGCCCTATTCAACTAAGTGGTTGAATAAGGAAAAATTACGTAGTTCGACATAATAGACCTTCATCGACGGTTTTATCGACGGTCTTCAAAGCCAGAATCCACGGTGGTTTTCCTATGTTATGTACTATAAGTGTATGTATATATATATAAGATAAGAATATAAGGGGTAATACTAAAATAGGGTAAAAGGCGATATTGTGGGTAAAACGCTATTACTAATATATTAGGGTATATATGGGATTTTGCGTTTTTATCGACGCATCGACGGTATTTTGATGATTTTTACGTATATTTACCTATAAATTTCATTTTTAAAATTTTTAAGCTTAATTTTTAAATTTTTAAAATTTCAAATTTCGTTGACGATATAGTCAATAAGTTTTATAATTTCGCCAAAATAAAAGTTGAGAAATCGAAATGAATCCTCTAAAAAAGATAAATTTGTTAAAAACAGGCGTAAGTCTCGAAATTTTTACTAAAAAATGGGGTCTAAAATTGGACGATTTAGACAACGATAATTTGACCCTTTTTTTACGTGATTCAATGATCGGATTTCACATCGAAAAACCACCTAATATCGACTCAATAAATAAGATGGATTTGATGAATTATTGTGGGTTAGATGTTAATGAAACATGTAACTTTTGGGGTATAGATGTAGGTGAAATTCCGTATATGAGTAAAGACCTTCTCATAAATTCTATTTATGGGCGTTTGAAATATTTAAAGTGTTTCGGTAAGAAATCGGTACATACAGATATTAGTGAAAAGCTTGATAATTTATATAAATTTGAAGAGTACCCGCATGTTAGATTAATGAGCCTTCGTGAAATTTCAGAATCAATCGGTATAGATATTAATAACAAAAGACGTAGAGGTTGTCTTCGAGATGTATTAGAATTTAAACTTTACGGCTCAAAAGGTAAGTCGATTAATAACGCCTTACATTTCTTAATGCCTGTCGAACAATCGAAAAGTGGAGTTATTGAATTAGTGGATGGTAAACCTTGCGTGAGGTTCCAGTTTGATAATAGAGAAGATGTGATAGCACCTATAAAAGGTTTAAAATAATGTTAGAAAAAATTCCAGCACCGATAGAATCATTCGGTAATTATGATCAATTCATTGTTTATAAATTAGTTCCAAGGGGTAATGGTAAAACCGATAAGTTACCTTTAAATGCAAAAACTGGCGGTTTGTCTAACGCTCATGACCCTAACATTTGGCTCTCTTCTGAAGATGCCTTAAAAGGGTTAAAAGATATTCAACGATTGGACCCACTATCTCAGTTCGGTCTAGGTTTCTCTTTCACTGCAACCGATCCATTTTGGTTTGTGGACATTGACGGGTGTATTGAAAATGGTCAATATACTCAGACAGCACTCGATGTGATTAATATGTTACCTGGGGCGGCTATTGAAATTTCCAGTTCCGGTACAGGTCTTCATATTTTTGGCTACGGTACACCACCTGAACACTCATGTAAGAATATAGAGTTAGGGTTAGAGTTCTATCACCAAGACCGTTTCGTGGCTTTTGGTCATCTTGATACCATGACTGGTAACGCTTATTTAGATTACACCCCCTATCTACAACCTTTAGTTGATAAATATTTCACCCCCTCTGTTAAGTATAATTCTGATGAATGGACAACCGAACCTGATCCTTCATGGAATGGTCCGGAGAGTAACGCTGAATTAGTTAAGAAGATGCTTAAATCTAAGTCTGCACAATCAGCCTTTGGTGGGAATAGTGTCAGTTTTAAAGACTTGTGGGAATGTAATGTAGATGTTTTGGCTGAAGCATTTCCTGCCCAAATGGAGGGTAAGGATTTTGACAGATCAAGTGCCGATGCTTCACTTGCTCAACGATTAGCATTTTGGACAGGTAACAACTGTGAGCGTATCCAAGACTTGATGTGGGAGTCTGGTTTAGCGAGAGATAAGTGGACAGCCCATCGTAGTTATTTAGGTACCACTATCGGACGGGCTAAATCACAGCAACAGGATTTTTATAAAGGTGGTAAAGAAAAGACTTTAGAAAATACACCCGCACCTGAGAAACCTACATCTACCGACGGTGACGGTTCAATGATCGGTAAAGGTTGGGATTATTTCCATATTGGTTTTACCGATGTGAAAGGTAACGGTAAACCGAAGGGTAACTTTCCAAATTTTTGCCAACTGATTGAGCATTTCAAGGTTGTCTGTCGCTACAACATTATGAGTAAAGAGGTTGAAATTAGTATACCTGGTGCAAATTTTGTTGCTGATAACAGTAAAAACAGTGCCTTGGCAACGCTCAGATCATTAGCGATCACGGTTGAGTATCCGGTTGACAACTTACAAAGTTTTGCCCTCTTATACGCGAACAACAATGCTTACCACCCAGTTGTAAATTGGATCGATAGTAAACCTTGGGATGGTGTGGATAGATTTGAGGATATGGTTAAGACCTTGGACCTTAAAGACATCAAAATGGGTCGTATGCTTATTCGTAAATGGGCTATATCTGCATTGGATTTGATATACACCCCGTACGGTGCTAAGTCATCAGGGGTATTAGTGTTACAAGGTGCTCAGAACCTTGGTAAGACACGTTGGTTTTCAAAACTGTGCGGTTCTAATGCTGACATCTTTAAAGAGGGGGTGACACTTAACCCTGCTGATCGAGACAGCGTGAAACAGTCCATATCCTATTGGATGGTCGAGTTGGGTGAATTGGACGCTACCTTTAGAAAGTCGGATATAGCCCACCTTAAGTCCTTCATAACCCGTGATTTTGATGAATTCCGTAACCCATTCGCTCATGCTGAGTCAAAATACCCACGTAAAACAATATTTTGTGCGACGGTTAACCCTAATGATTATCTTCATGATCCGACTGGAAACAGACGTTTTTGGTCTCTTAAAGTCGGTAAAGGTATGAATCCGGATCATAATGTTGACGTGCAACAGTTTTGGGCACAGATTAAAACCATGATGTTGAATAATATTGATGTTACTTGGTTGCGTCCTGAAGAGATGAATATGTTGATTGAGTCCAATGATGCTTTCACTGCGGTAAATCCTATTCAAGAATTGCTATTGAAGAATTACAACGCTGATGAAACCCGCGTTAGACAGATGACCGCTACCGACGTGTGTAGAGAGTTACAATTACCTGATAAGGATGCCCGTCGCATGAGTGCTGAGTTGAAAAAATTCCTTGAAGTTGAAGAACCTAGACGGATCGGCAAAGGTAAGGTTTACGATATGCCTAATATGATAAATCGTTTTGCTAACTCTTAGATAATTAAGGTATAATACTGTTTCAAATCCAGTCGATGAGTAGGTTTTTGGGATTTCCTATTTGTCGATTGGATTTTTTTTGTATAATAGGTGTTGAAAAGGTTTTCAATCTTTCTCTAAACTCTTACCGTTAAATGCAGTGGCGGTAGGGGTTTTTTTTGAGGTAGACAAAGTGGGTTGGTTTGAATATAATTGATTTATGCCACTATTGGTTATTTTACATAAGTGAAGTGACAATTCCCCCGCGTAAAAAAAACCCACTTAACGGTGGGTTTTCTCTATTTTGATAAACGACTTATTTCAATTCATACTAGCGATCATATCAGCGGCCTTCTGTTTCAATTCATCCGGTGCTTTCACAGCGTGTTTATCACCAACTGATAATCCTTGAGCCAGAACCTTAATATTACCGTCTTTGATAGAATGTCTCATGATGTCACGTTTGATATTTTCCATCGTACCCAAACTGTGAGTTACAGTACCTTCTCTAACATCCGCTTCATCAGCGATCATTTTACGGGTTACAGTTTGATACCCTTTTTCTTCTGATAATTTGATAGCGATATTAATTAGTTGTTTTTTACGGTCAACCAACTCCATTCTTTTAGTTTTAATACTCATATTTATATTCTCTTATTGACGTAATGGATAATAAAGATTTATTTAGATGATGTCAACACCTGATGCGAAACTTGCATGACCACCTTTCGATACAACAATCTTATGGAACTTTAATTGGGCGTTCTCATGATCATCACCTTTGAACTTCCATCCTGCTTTTTTAGTTTCGATTGCGACGAATTGACCAATGGTTGTACCAACATGGCGTGGTTGGATCAGGATAGGTCTGATGCCGATTAAATCTGACGACTTGGTGTTTTTATTCATAGCTTTAGTTTCATTCGCTAAACCGTAACGGATGGGGATACCTCTTTTGTCAAGCAGTGCACCGACGTTATTACGCCATAGTAACCATCCTTTTTTGGATGCTTTTAATCTCACATCTGCTTGTACTGCTGATTCAGATTTACCACTCTCATGATTACTCTCAACGTGTTGATCGGTTGCGTTAAAGAGTGCTAGTAACTCATTCAACGCTTGAGGGGTGATACCGTGTCTATACACCCATGACTGTAATTCGATTGGTGTCATTGTTAACCTTACCTTGTAATTCGATTGCTTCTTTTTTACTTAGAGTTTGAGCAGTGTTTATATCGATGCCGAACTTGAAATAAAATCTCTTGTAGATCATATCTTCTGTTTCCCCAACAGCTTTATGGTAACCACACCACCACGCCATTGAATCTCGTAACTTATCTATTTCTTCTCTTCGTTCACCATGTCTTTTGATTGCTGATCTTGCGACCATTTCTGAAGCACCAGCGTTTTTCATACGTTGATACATCGATTGTGTTGATTCGTCGATTTTATTTATGTCTCGTCTCATATTTGCTAAAGTTTCAGCGTCTAATTCGGTTAAGTCACCATCTACGAATTCCGGACCACTTCTTTCGGCAGGTGGTTGGTGGTGACCGCAAAAAGGACACTGTTTGTATATCTTTTCGTAAGTCTGATGACATTCTACACACGCTTTAACTGGTATAGCGTCGTTAACACCGTTTGTTTTAGATGAAAATTCACCAGCGTCCAGAGTCCATTCGATTTCTGCGTCAGGTAACCCGTGTGTACGAGCAAACTTGATAACGTTACCTACATGGTCGATGATGATAGCGAATTGTTTACCGTCCATTATTCTCAAACATCTACCGAATTGCTGTGAGAATAAAGCGAATGACATTGTTGGTCTAGCCATTGACACCACTTCGATACCAGGTACATCAAACCCTTCACCAAATAGATCAACATTCACCAACTGTTGAAGTTCTTTATTTTTAAACTGTTTGATGAATTTTGAACGTATATGGTCAGGGGTGCCACCGTGTATCACTTCCGCTTTAACACCTGCTTTTTTGAATTTTTCAGCGATCAAAGTAGCATTGTCGATACAGTCTGCGAAAGTGATACCTTGTTTCATTGGTGCGATTTTAAGATATTGTTCAACTACGTCACCAACAAGGTGTGATTTCTGAACAGCGTTTTTAACATTATCTGATTTGAACTCACCTGTATTTTTACTAATATCTTCTTCGGTCAATATTAAGTCTGAAGGTGGTGAAAATATTTTGTAATCTGTCAAATACCCATTGTTGATCAACCATCTCATTGATGGACCTAAAACCATGTCGTCAAATACACCGTGGGCATGACTACCTAACCCTTTACGGTCTGTTCGGATCGGTGTAGCCGTAACCCCTAATAATTTAGCGTTCGGAAACAGTGATACTGATTTACCCCATTTATTATCACGTAGTACATGGTGGGATTCATCTATTAAAGTTAACGTACATTGATTTAAAAGGTGATCCATTTTTCCTTTACGTTTATTTAACGTATCAACACTGGCTACGATGATTTTAGAATTTGGATCGTAAAAAGAAGCCCTACATTCTTCAAGGTGTGATTTAACAGCATCCTTTATTGTAGATTTAGATGCGACAATCTGATGATGTAATCCGAATTTAGCCAAAGTGGTAGATATTTGGTTAACTAATTCTGCACGATGGGCTATAACAGTGGTCACACCTCTATTTTGACTAACTTTGTATGCCATGATCACGGTTTTACCAGCACCCGTCGGTAATACAGCTAGTACATTTTCGTTACCGTCATCCCATGATTGATCGATTTTATTAGAAACTTCCATTTGATAGTTTCGTAAAGAGATGTTCATTGCACCTTTTAAAATATTATTCATTTTTTTCAAACTCACTATTGACGATGTAGGCATTTTATTCCATAATGACCACACCGTCAATAACGAAGAGAGGAAAAGACGATGTGTAAAGTAAGTATTCAAGTTAATTTAGATGATAGTTCATCTTTAGTTAAAGCGAATAAAGTATTAGAAGCTATTAAAGACATCATGGGTGATGTCGAAGTATCACAACCTGTAGTAAAGTCGGCTGAAGAAGCTTTTGCGGGAAAGCCTGCGGAATCTGCGACAGATGTGACCACTCAATCTCAAGAATCAACTACTGGAACGAGTGCCCCATTACAGGGAGCTGTTGCCCGTGAAGATGATGTAGAGATTGATAAGGAAGGTACACCTTGGGATGAACGCATCCATAGTTCTTCTAAAAAGAAAACCGCTAAAGGTGTTTGGTCTCGTAGACGTAATATCCCCGATGATGTATTTAATCGTGTCAAAGCTGAGATTACAGGCGGTGTTACCTCTGAACCAGCAGTACCGACACCTCCACCAGTGGTAGAGCAGACATCAGTACCGACACCACCAGCCGTTTTAGTAGAGCAGACATCAGTACCAACACCTCCACCAGTGGTAGAGACTGCTAGTGATGACGAATTAGACGTTACTGCCGAAGACTTGGTTTCGGAAATTACAGGTAATGTCCAACTTGGTGTCATTTCACTTGATACTGTTATGAATGAGTTGGTGATGGTTGGTGTTGCTAATCTAATGGCTTTGAAAGAAGTTACGGATCAGGCTACGTTAGATGCTCTTTGGGATAAATTAGTAGAAGTTGAGTAGGTATTAATATGTCGGAACATGCAATTTTATCAATATCTGCCAGTGGTAGATGGGGTAACTGTCCAGGGTCGGTACAAATGGAATTTGCATTTGATGATGGTGAATCAACTGTTGAATCTGAAGAAGGTGATGCCGCTCACTGGGTTGCTTCTGAGATTTTACAGTCTTTTTCACTTAACTCAGGTGGTATTAAAACATCGGTTGATTTCTTGAATAAAATGGCACCTAACGGGGTTATTGTTACTTCGGAAATGATCGAGAATGTTGAGATTTATACCGACTCTATATTGAAGACTTGTTCCGACAAGAATATGGGTATAACTCGACAAGTTGAAACTAAGGTTTACCCTACTGCGATTCATGAAACTCAGTGTTGGGGAACAGTGGATTGTAGAGCCTATGATGATAAGGAAAAAACTCTTTACATTTGGGATTTTAAATACGGGCATAAATATGTAGATGAATATGAAAATAATCAACTTATCGGTTACGCTCAGGGGTATTTAGAAGAACTAGGAGTGAATGGTTTAGCTGATCAGTTCACTTATATCGTGATGACTATTGTTCAACCAAGATATTATCATGGTGATAAAGTTAGAAGCTGGAAAATAAAAGCCAGTGACTTACGAGGTTATGTTAATAAACTACATCATTCCGGTCATGAAGCATTAGGTGCAAACGCTACTTGTCGTAGTGGTACACACTGTACTAATTGTAAAGCGATGTTCCATTGTGAAGCTAATCGTAGGGCGGTGATGTCTGGTATTGATTACGTATTGAACGTAGGTGGTAGTAAAGTTGATGGTAATGATTCTGGTCAAGAATTATTATTACTTGAACGTATATCGTCAATGATTGATGACCGTAAAGATGCAGTTGAGCAACAAGTTTATTACACTTTGAAAAGTGGTAAACCTGTTAAAAACTACGCTTTAAAACCTAAGAGTAGTAGGTTGAAATGGAATTCTGAATTATCTGAAGAATCCATCATTAATATTGGTTTATTATTTGGTTTAGATATTTCAAAGAAAACTGTGATTACACCTACACAGGCTATAAAACTAGGTGTTCCTGAAGATAATGTTAATAAAATTGCGAGTCGTACATCAAGTATGGTCGTTTCTAAAATCGAAACTAAAGATGCTGAAAAAGCATTTAAGTAAAAGGTGAAAATATTATGAGTGAAGCTATTGAAATTACCAGTCCGGTAGGACGTTTAGTTGCGGGTCATCCGATGGTGCGTAATGTAATCAAAGATGATAAAACAAATCAGCCTGTTATTGATCCGGCTACAGGTCAAGCTAAAAGTAACATCTATTTAGGTTTGGCTATCCCTAAGCAGGGCGAGTCACATTGGGCTGAAACTGAATGGGGTGCTCAAATTTATCAAGCTGGTTCAACTGGTGCTAAAGGTTGGCCTAATGGTGAGTTCCAACGACCTGATTTCGCATGGAAGATTGTTGACGGTGATTCCCCTATCCCTAATAAAAAGGGTGTATTACCTAATAGTAAAGAAGGGTATCCTGGTCACTGGGTGTTGAATATGTCAACTAACTTTGATATTCGTTGTTTTCACCGTGATCATTATCAACCTCATGAAGTTATGCAGAGTGAGAAAGAGATCAAACGCGGTGACTATATCCGAGTAGTATTTAACGTTGTTGGTAATAACCCTGCTCAAAGCCCAGGTGTGTATTTAAATGCTCAAATGGTTGAATTGTATCAGGCTGGTATTGAGATTGTATCTCAAGGTGGTCCAGATGCTTCAGCTACTTTCGGTACGGTAGCCGCTACTTTACCTCAAGGTGCTATGGTTGATCCTAATATGGGTGCAGTACCACCAGCAGGTGCAGTACCACCAGCAGGTGCAGTACCACCAGCAG